ACTGAATACTATGTAAGAAAAGCAACAGCATCAGAGAATTATGATTTCTCTGCTTATAACAATTGCCCTCATACAGTTCCAGAGCTAATGGCCGAACTCGGGTTATAATCATTTAGCATAAATATTTAATCATGTAAACTTAACGGGCGAAAACCAAAACTACAAAATAAATGCTAGGTTTTTACCCATTAACGTCAAGACCCTTATCAGGGACACCATTAATACAATATGAATTATCGTTAGATTCTTCTAGTTTTGCCGTTTCTGGTGCCAATGCAACCTTAGTAAAATCAAAAACACTGAATCTGGCAGCAGATTCTTTTGTCGTTTCTGGTGCTGCATCTTCTTTATACCAAGCAAAAACAGTTTCGCTCGATTCTGCTACATTCTCTGAAACTGGATCATCGGCGACATTAGCTAAGTCTACGATTGTTGATTTAAATTCTGCAGTATTCTCAGAAACTGGATCGGCAGCAACTTTAACAAGGCAGAAATATTTAAATTCTGCTTCTGATTCATTTGTTATATCTGGCAATTCTGCCACATTAATAAAAGACGCAAACATCAATTTAAACTCCAGTTCGTTTATTGAAACTGGATCATCTGCAACTTTAACCAAGCAATATTATGTAAACGGAGAATCTGCCACATTTTCTGAAACTGGATCATTAGCCAATTTAATCAAAACTACAATTGTTAATTTAAATTCATCCAGTTTTACATACTCAGGATCAGCAGCAACTTTAACCAGACAGAAATATTTAAATCTAGGTGTTGATTCATTCTCAGAAACTGGATCATCTGCAACCCTAATAAAATATTCCACAGTAAATCTAAATTCTGCTGCATTTACTTACTCTGGATCATTAGCGACATTAACTAGGCAATATCCATTAAATGCTGCTTCTGCATCGTTTGTAGAATCTGGTTCAGTATCTTACCTAACAGTACAGAAATATTTAAATCTAGGATCAAACTCATTCGCAGTTTCTGGTGCTGTTGGGTGGTTATTAAAAGCATATTATCTTAATCTTGATTCTGGCACATTTTCATTAACTGGAAATTCTGTCACTCAGACTGCAGCAAGGCAAATAAACCTAGCATCGACTGCCTATTCAGAAACTGGAAATTCAGCGACAATAGGATATCAAAGGAATTTTAATTCTCAGTCTTCAAATTTTACATTAACAGGACAGTCTGCTAGTTTCATTTTAACTAAGGAAATACAAGGAAATCCTGCCATATTTGTATTGGCAGGATTTCCTGCGACATTATTAAAAACTACTCCAAGTGCGTATGAATCTGCTCAGTTTGACATTGAAGGGTATTCTTGTGCTCTTACTAAGCAGTCATTACTAAAATCAGATTCTACTTCTTATTCTGAAACAGGCCAGCCAGCTAATTTACTTAAAGCAAAATTAATACAAAGCGATTCAGCGACAGTTAGTATTGTTGGATATCAAACGAATTTCAATAAGCAATCATTACTAACCTTAGCCTCAACTGCTTATTCAGAGACAGGACAGCCAGTTAGCTTAATTGCAACTAGGCAAATGAACTGCAGTTCTGCCTCATTTATATTAAATGGACCGCCAGCAGCATTATTAAAGGCTATACCTAATTCATATGATTCTGCCGCATTTGATATTGTTGGATATGACGCAACTCTTACTAAGATATCGCTATTAACCTTAGCATCAACTGCTTATTCAGAAACCGGAAATACTGCAAGTTTATATCATAGTAAGGTAATTCAATCTAATTCTGAAGCATACTCATTAACCGGATATTCAGCATTAATATGTAAAGCCACAATATCTAGTTTTGATTCAGATTCATTTTCATTAACAGGATCAAATACATATAATTATAAATCATATTATCTGAATCTTGGTAGTGGTAGTTACTCAGTATCAGGACAGCAAGCTAAATTCGATTTAGTATCAAAATTAAATTCTGCTTCTTATTCAGTAACAGGCAATTTAATTTATGCGTCTATATCATCAAATCTTAATCAATGGAATATATCTGTTGATGGACAAAATGCTGAGTTAATAAAATCATATCTAAGATCAAACGATTCTGCTGCGTATTCTGTTTCTGGATTATCGGCATCCTTAATCAAGCAGAAAATATTAAACTTAGCCTCAACTGCTTATACTGAAACTGGAAATGCTGCTTGGTTATGTAAAGGATATGTTTTAAATTCTGCTGCTGGAAATATATTAATTTCTGGTGCTGATGCAGAGTTAATTACTCCAGTAAAATTTACCATCGATGCAGGCTCATTTGATGTAATTGGAGCACCGACCAACCTCTGCAAACATACAGTATTAAGCTTAGATTCTACTGTATTCTCAATATCTCTACGAACTACATCAAAAGATTTGGTTTTTGTTTGTGAGTCTGCAAGTATATCTGTAGCCGGGGCCAATTTAACAACGCTTCACCATAGATATGTAAGCCTTGAGTCAGGTTTAATAACAACGACCGGATCAGCGTTTTCTGCCTTTCTATCAAAAGTAATTAACTCTCAAGCAGGACATTTTAATCTAACTGGTAATAATTCTACTGAGTATCGAAATAGGGTATTAAGTGCAACACCAGATGCAATTAATCTAACTGGTAATAATTCTACTGATTATCATAATAGAAAATTAAATGCGGAGTCTTCTACAGTTAATGCAACTGGTAATGAAGCAGAATTTTATAGAAGTTTATATATTGGCTTAGATGCATCCACATATAATATATCTGGATCGACAATATCTAAACACCATATATTCTACTCGACTTTAGATTCAAGCACATTTAATATTAATGGACAAGATGTAGATTTATTAAAAGATTATACTAGGGGCGGCGAGTTTAATGTATCAGGTAATAATATAGAGTGTTTATTGAAGCTTAATATATTTGAGCCAAATTATGATTATATGATTTATTATAGAAGCAAGAAATCTGATGTTGTATTCGATTTCGTCTAAATATTAAAAAGGACACACTATGGACATTCAATCAAGACAAGATTTAGTAGATTACTCATTGCGACAGCTTGGTGGTGGAGTGATCAACATTGAAATTACGCCAGAGCAGCTAGAGGATGCTGTCACTGATGCTATACAATATTATCAAGAATATCACTATGATGGTATCGAAAGAGATTACATAAAATACCAAGTTAAGCCAACAGCAGTGACGGTGTTAGATGCTATTGGGTTTGTTATCGGCGATACAATTACCACTACTGAAGGTGGCAGTGCTAAGATTTATGATATCATTGGTAATATAATCTACACCCAAAGAAATTACGGAGTAGTATTTAAATCTGGACAAACTATTACTAATGCTCTAGTTTCTACCGATATTGTTTCAGTAAAACTTGAAGCAATGGATTTAGGATATATCGATTTGCCAGATAATATATTTTCTGTGTTGAGAGTAGTTAATACATCAGGCATTTTGCAGAGTCAGGATATTTTATTCAATATTCAATATCAGATTATGTCTAATGAAATAAGAAACATAACCGCTGGTTCAGCAAATTATCTATATTCAACCATGAATTATCTAGGGCATCTAGATTTTATTCTAAGAAAAGAGAAATCATTTAGATTCAATCGAAGAATAAACAAGATATTTTTTGATTCTTCGTGGGAATTGCAAGCAGGCCAATGGTTTGTTTTTGAAGTTTATTTCACGCTTGACCCTGAAGTATATCAGGAAGTATATAACGACAGATGGTTAAAGAGATATGTTACAGCCAAAGTGAAAAGATTATGGGGTACGAATCTTAAAAAATACAATGGTATGACATTGCCAGGAGGAATCCAATATAATGGTCAGATCACATATGACGAAGCAATGCAAGAGTTAGCAGAATTAGAATTAGAAGCATCTGGTTCTGGTGTTCCTTTGGGTCTTTTCATTGGATAAACAATGACAGCATTAATAAACAAATATTTTATAAAAAACTCTCCGCTAGAACAGTCTTTATTTGAAAAGATAAAGACAGAATCTATCAAGGTGATGGGTAGGACGTATATGTACTTACCTAGAGAAGTTTTTGCTATAAACCAAATTCTAGGTGAAGATGTTTCATCTAAGTTTTCTACTGCCATTGAGATTGAAATGTATATGGAAGAGAACACTGGATTCTCAGGCGACAATGAAATGTATGGAAAATTTGGGCTTGAAATTGCCTCAAGCTATACTCTCGTGGTATCAAAATCAAGATGGGAAAAAGAAGTTATTAAGTCAGAAAACGAATTCATGCTGGTCAAAAATAGACCACAAGAGGGCGATTTAATATTTGACCCAATGACAAAATTTATTTTTGAGATAAAATTTGTTGATCATGATGCGCCATTCTTTGAAGTAAGCAAGAATTATGTATACAAACTATCATGTGAAGCATTCCAATATGCATCAGAATCTTTTGATACTGGCGTAGAAGAGATTGATAGACTCGAAGACCTGAATACAAACGATGTTCTTAATAATCAAATTACTCAAGAATCTGGATTCATGATACTCCAAGAAAATGGCGGTACTTTATTACAAGATATGCCAGAAATTCCAGATTTCACCTCTGGTAAAGATGGATATGACAAATCTCAAGAGTTTGAAGATGTAATTCCACAATTGGAATTTTCAGTATCTAACCCATTTGCGAGTAGGTAATTATGAGTTTATTTAAAGATAATGCGTTTTACAATAAATCCATTCAGAAGTTTATTGCCGGTTTTGGCAATGTTTTCGTTGGCATGACAATAACTGAAGAAGATGAAAATTGCAATACCACAAAAATCATAAGGGTTCCTATTGCATACGGACCTAAAAATAAATGGTTGTCCAGATTAACCTCTGAACCAGATTTAGAGTCTACCCATGTAAAAATGACGATGCCTAGAATTGCATTTGAGGTCACTGATTATAAATTCGACCCGACCAGAAAAATTGGCACTCAAGGTTCATACATTCCTGGGAAAATTGGAGAAAAATCGACTAAGGTTTTCAATCCTGTTCCTTATGATGTTACAGTAAAAATGTACACAATTGCAAAAGATCAAGAGGATTCTCTTAGGATGCTTGAACAAATCTTACCATATTTCTCTCCAATTTTAGAAATAAAAATTCTACAATTTCCAGAACTTGGTATGATGAAATCGATACCAGTTCAGTTAGATAGCGTGTCAGTGGATGACAATTATGATTCATCAGTACAGACTCTTAGAACAGTGGTGCAAACTTTTAATTTCACAGCAAAATTAGATTTGTTTGGACCTATATTCTCTACAGACAAGGTTATCAAAAGAACTATTATTGATATTTCTACTAAGAAGTTAACTCAAATTGATGAAACATATACTGCTGAAGTGGTTCCTTTTGATGCTAATAAAGAAGATGTATATACTATAAAAGAAAATTGGGAATTATAAAATGAGCAATTTAGATAATGTTTTTAATGTGGAAGAATCACCTGTTGCAACCTCAATTATGATTCCAGAAGGTGAATTAAATCCTCTATCAGACAAAGGCGAAGAGTCTGAATTGGATTCTGCTTATGTTAGAAAAAATCAGATTGAATTTATTGAGATAAGCAAAGCAGCTGTCAATACTGCAATGAGGATAGCATCAGAATCAGAGGCACCAAGGGCAATCGAGACTTTAGCCTTGATGCTAAAAACAGCATCTGAAATGAATCGCCAATTGGTGCAGCAGCATAAGGATAAGGCAGAGGTTAAACAGATGAAAAGTGGTAAAGGTGTTGCTGCTATTTCTAATGGCGGGACTACAAATAACATTATTATGAGTGGATCATTGGCAGATATAACTAGAATGTTGCGGGATGCTGAGAATGCAAAGAACGCGAATAGCATGATTGTTGAAGGGTAAAGGAATTGCATTATGGAATTGGGTGAACTTAACGCAGAATATGAACATATAGCATTTAAAAATAATCCAAATTTAAGACCGTGCGGTATTAAATTTGAATATACTATGGAACAAATGATTGAGATTCAGAAGTGTATGAAAGACCCGATATATTTTATCGAAAATTATTTTAGGGTTATTCATCCAGATAAAGGCTCCGTTCTGATGAAACTTTATGATTATCAAAAAAAGATGATACTAGCATATCATAATAATAGGAGAGTTGTCGCAATGGCATCTCGCCAACTTGGAAAATGTTGCACACTAAATACTAAAGTTAGTTTAAAAAACAAAAAGACTGGTATAATCTACCAGTTAACTTTAGGAGAATTTTATGAGTGGCAAGTATTTAAAGAATTGTTTGGTGTGTTCGTGTGAATTTGAGGCAACACACCTAAATTGCAAGAAATGTATTCCGTGTAAATCTAGACTTTTTTGCAGTGAGTGCGATAAAGAAACTCATAAGAGTTTTAGTCACGGAAGAATTAAATGTTTGGAGTGTAGAGTGAATGAAACGCACGAAAAATACACAGAAGAAAATTCATACGAATGGATTGAGTGTAGATTTTGTGGATATAGAGCAGAAGACTTGGGCGGTCATTTACGAGCAGCACACAATACAAATGCTGATGAATATGGAATATCTAAAAGTCAAAGACAAAGAGACAGGGTAAAAGGAGAAAACAACCCTGCATACCAGCACGGAGGAAAATTGTCACCTTGGTCTAAAAAATCTTTATATCACACAGAAGAACAAATAGAACAAAGTCGAAAATTAGCTAAAGAAAATATGCTAGCTAATCCTGAAAGTGGCCCAAATACGTTAAATGTTGAGTATTACATCGCAAAAGGAATGTCTTTAGAAGATGCTAAAAAGGCGTTATCTGAACGTCAATCGACATTCTCTTTAGAAAAATGTATTGAGAAACACGGAGAAGTTGAAGGAACAAAAATCTGGCAAGCAAGACAAGATAAATGGCAAGCGACTTTAGATTTAAAAACGGACGATGAAAAGGCCGAAATTAATTTAAAAAAGATTTGGAAAGGCGGAGAAGTTTCAAAAGTAGAAACAGAATTTGCAGAAAAATTAAAAGCTAAGGTTGATATAACAAGACAATTTATTATAAGGAACAATATTCACCATTTTGTGTGTGATGTTTTATTTGGTAAAAAAATTATCGAATTTAACGGAGATTATTGGCACGCTAACCCTAAAAAATATCAAAAAGACGATTTATTATACAACGGAAAATCTGCTAAATCCATTTGGAAGAAGGATAAATATAAATTAGATTACTTAAAATCTCTTGGTTATGAAGTGATGACCGTTTGGGAAACCGAATATAAAAAAGATAAAACAGGAACCATATCTGAATGCATACTATTTCTGACAGGAGAACACGAAAATTCGTTGACACAATTCATGTAGATGATTGGGAGATTGAAACTGAATCTGGGTGGGTTGATATTGAATATATCAACAAAACGATTCCTTATGAGGTTTATCAATTAAAAACTGATAATTGTTGTCTTGAGTGTGCGGATACTCACATTGTTTTTAGAGAAGACCATTCAGAAGTTTTTGTTCAAGATTTATTTCCTGATGATGTTATTATAGGCGAAAATGGCTTAGAAAAGGTAATCTCAGTAACAAAAACTGATCGTTTAGAAAATATGTATGATTTAACCGTTGGTGGTGATCATACTTTTTATGCTGAAGGTTTGTTGCACCATAATACTACTACATCTGCTGCATATATTTTATGGTACGGATTATTCAATGATCTAAAAACTTCTGCTGTACTTGCTAACAAACAAGCCACTGCATTTGAAATTATGGATCGTATTAAATTTGGTTATGAAGAATTGCCACTTTTTTTACAACAAGGAATTAAAACTTGGAATAGAGGCTCTATTGTTTTAGAAAATGGTTCTCAAATTTTCGGCGCTGCCACATCAAAATCGGCAATTCGGGGTCGGACAATTTCTGGAATCCTCATGATGGATGAGGGAGCATTTATCCCCAACACTCAAGCTGAAGAATTTTTCACGGCAGTTTTCCCAACATTATCAGCATCAAAAGAAGCTAAATTTATTTTGACATCAACCCCAAATGGTTTCAATTTTTTCCATAAGATTTGGAGTGATGCTGAAAAAGGCATAAATGGGTTTTTTCCAATCAGATCGATGTGGTACGAACACCCAGATCGTGATCAAAAATGGTATGAAGAACAAAAAGCTGCATTAGGGCCATTAAAAACAGCGCAAGAATGCGATTGTAATTTTAATGGCAGTGCGATGCAATTGCTAGCGCCACATACAATGTCATCTCTATCCTACTCAACCCCAATCCAAATATTCACAGAAAAATATCAAGGTCTAAAACTTTATACTCTCAGTAAACCAGAAAATCATTATGTCATGACGGTTGACGTATCTCGCGGTAGACATTTAGATGCGTCTGCATTCTTAATAATCGACGTAACCAAGCAACCATACACCATAGCGGCATCATATTCTAACAATGAAGTTGCTCCATTGATGTATGCCGCTATTATACACACGATGGCTAAGCAATATAATGATGCCTATATATTAGTGGAAATTAATGATATCGGTGGTCAGGTCGCAGAGTCATTACATTATGATTTTGAATATGGAAATATGTTTTGGTCGAAATCGGGAGAAATTCTAGGTAAAAGGGGCGCAGACCCTTATCCTGGTATTAGGACAACGAAAAAAACAAAAAGAATTGGGTGTGCAAATTTAAAAGACATGGTTGAAAAGCAAAACTTTTTAATTAATGATTTTCAGCTTATTCGAGAATTATCTACTTTCGTACAATCTACAACTGGATCATATGAAGCAGATGAAGGATTTCATGATGATATGGTTATGTGTGGAGTATTATTTGCTTGGCTGGCCTCTCAGGTTTGGTTTAAAGATTTAACCGATCAAGATATGCGTCAAGAAATGTATGCAAAACAATTAGAAACAATTGAAGAGGAATTGACCCCATTTGGATTTATATCCAATGCAGCAAATGATTTTATAGAAACCCCAAGGGATATTAATTCAAAAGAAGCCCTTGAGTTTTTCTTTTGACTAAATATAACATACGCGAGTAGTTTCGTTGTGTTTTACAAATTTTGAATGATTATTAAGGAGAGTTTATGTTATCACCAGGCGTAGAGATTAAAGAAAAAGACCTAACACTGATTGTACCAAATGTTTCTAGTACCACAGGTGGTATTGCTGGCAGATTTACCAATGGGCCTATTGGGGTTCCTTATTTGTTATCTAGCGAGGCTGAACTAGCTGATGTTTTTGGTCCACCAAATGATATTAATTACCCAGAGTGGTTTACTGCTGCTGAATTTTTGAAATATTCTGGTGCTATGTATGTGGTTCGTGCTACTGCTACCGACACTCAGACAGCTACCCAAAAAATTCCTACTGTTGGAAAAGAAATCGTCCTTAAATCTCAAACAGATTTTGAAGATAAGCTATCCATGAGCACGGAATTTGCTTTTGGCACATATGGATTGTGGGCATCAAGACTGCCAGGGGCTATCGGTAATTCTATCGCAGTTGTTGCTGTTGATGCTGGCAATTGGGTCAATTTTTCATCGTATGCAAGTAATAATTTTAGCAAATATGGTACTTCATTAGCTTCTCTATTTTCTCAATCGCCTAAAATGTCTGGATGGCTACAATCACAGATGCCAGTAGGCTCTGGCGCAGTATTTTCAGTAGTTACTACTGGAGGTTCAGTTTCTGCTGTTAACGTAACTAAGGGCGGTTCTGGCTATTCGACAGGCACGTATTTAGAATTCAATGGTGCTGGTTCAGGTGCTGATTTTACTCCAACAGTTGAAAATGGTGTTATCACTAAAATTAACATTAAGAGTGGTGGTGCTGGTTATACTGTTGCTCCAACCGTAGTAATTTCGGCTCCAGCTGATATTGGAACTGGTCGCACCGCAACCGCAACCGCAACTCTTGGTTCTGGTGATACTGCTACTAAAGTAGTAGCAATAACCATTGTAGATGGCGGCAAAAACTATACTGCCAGCGACAACATCGCCTTTACTATTACTGGTTCAAACTCAGAAATTGCTGTACTATTTGTGCCAAAACTAAATGATAGCGAGAGTTCTCAAGTAAATGGTATCACAGACGGTGTTATTGTGGGCATGACAAAAGTTTCTGGTGGTATCAATTATGGCACTGCTTCAGTAACTGCAACCGCATTTAACGCTTCGCTAAACGATGAACTTCATGTGATGGTTATCGATACTACTGGAAAAATTTCTGGCACTGTAAATAAAGTTTTGGAAGTATATGAAGGTCTATCAAAAGTATCAGATGCATCAAATGCATTTGGCACTGATAATTATTACCAAACCGTTATTAACAACAACTCAAAGTATATCTACTGGCTAAAAAGCCCAACTGATGGTGCTCTAGAATATGATCTAACTGTAGATGCAAATAAACTAGCATGGGACGTTAGAGGCGCTGAAGTAGCAAATGGCACTAAGTCATTCAAACTTTTCAAGTCTACATTCTCAAAGCCAGCTTCATTAGTTTCTGGAACCGATGGTACTACGGTAACTGATGGTCAAGTTAAAGAGGGATATTCTTTGCTAGCCAATAACGATCAATATGAAATTGCGTGTTTCCCATGTGCTGCGTTTAGCCCAGATGTTATTAAACACGTCATCGAAAATGTAGCTTATGCTCGCAAAGATGCTATGGCTTTCGTGTCTCCATATAATGTGTCTACTTCAAATCTAGCCACATCAAAATTTGGTTTGCTAAAGACCGCAAATGATATTGTAAATTTCAAGAATATCGAAATTGCAGTTTCAGATCAATATGCACAATATGCAGTAATGGATTCTGGTTGGAAGTATATGTTTGACAAATACAACAACAAATATCGTTGGGTTCCTCTAAATGGAGATATTGCTGGCGTTGTTGCTCGTTTGGAATTAATTTCTGAGCCTTGGTTCAGCCCAGGTGGTTATGATCGCGGTGGTATCAAGAATGTTCTAAAACTTTCATGGAATCCTACTCAAATTGAACGTGATGTAATCTATCCAAAGGGCATTAATCCAGTGGTTGTGTTGCCAGCTGGTGGTGGTGTTATGTTGTATGGTGATCGTACCATGACAAGCAAACCAAGTGCATTTGATCGTATCAATGTCCGTCGCTTGTTTAATATCTTAGAGAAATCAATTAGTACAATGGCTAAATACAAGCTCTTTGAAATTAATGATACATTCACACGTAGCGATTTCAAGAGTAAAGTAGACAGTTATCTGCGTGACGTTCAAGGTCGTCGTGGTATCACAGATTATATGGTTCGTTGCGATGAAACAAATAATACTTCTGATGTTATTGACCGTAATGAATTTAGAGCAGCCGTGCTTTGTAAACCAGCCCGGAGCATTAATTTTATTACTCTATCTTTTGTAGCAGTTTCTACTGGTGTAGCATTTAGCACGGTTGTTGGAGCTTAATAAAATGCAAATGGGGATTATTTCCCATTAACATATGCTACTAAATATAAAAATTAATAGAGATAAATAAGGAGATAATGTAAATGTCTATTCTAGATTTCAAAAGTTCGCTCATCGGAGGTGGTGCAAGACCTAATAATTTTAGGGTTGAACTATCTTTTCCTAGTGTAGTTTCCGGTACAGGAGATGCTGCGAGGAAAAATCAGTTTCTGTGCCACGCAACAACATTACCAGGGTCATCTGTAGGTATCGCAATGGCAAATTATCGTGGGCGCGAAGTACCATTGGCTGGCGAACGCACATTTCAGCCTTGGACAATTAATGTCTATAACGACACCGATTTTCTAATTCGTGATGCATTTGAATCTTGGATGAACAAGATCAATGATGTTAAAGAAAATACTGGTATCACAAACCCTATGTTGTACACCGCATCAGCAACTGTACATCAGCTAGATCGTAACGGAGCCACTCTTAAATCTTACACATTAGCTGATGCTTGGCCTACTCAAATCGGCGAAATCCAGTTAGATTTTAGCCAAAATCAACAGATTGAATCTTTCCCAGTTACTTTCGTATACACATACTGGACTGCTCAAACATCTTCTGGTGCAATTGGCGGTTCTATCGGAATTAACACACCTGTTGGTGGTATCGGTGGCGCTATCTAAATAATAGTGAATACATTACATTATGAAATTATTTAAAGGTTTTAGATGGCATTAAATTTATTTGGGTTAGAAATAAAGAGGATCGAAAAGGCACAGGAAATTTCTGCTCCTTTATCTCCACCAAGAAATGATGATGGTGCTCAAGATACTGCATCATCACTTGGTTCTCTTTACTATGGAGTGTATCTAGACACTTCTGGTTCAGTTCAATCTGAATTTAATGCTATTCAAACCTATAGACAAATATCTCAATATCCTGAAATTGATATTGCTATTCAAGATATTGTTAATGAAGCAATTCCACACGAAAATGCATCAAAGCAAGTTCAAATTTCGTTTGAAGAAGATGCTGAATATTCTGATGAATTAAAAGAAACTATCTCTGAAGAGTTTGATACAGTTTTGAAACTTCTTAATTATAATGAAATTTCATCTGATATTTTCAGGCAATGGTATGTAGATAGCAGAATTGCTTTCCAAGTTTTAGTAGATAAAGCAGATTTGAGTCGTGGTATTGTTGAACTTCGACCATTAGAAGCTTTGAAATTGAGAAAAGTTCGTGAGATTCAAAAACAAAAGACTGCCCTTGGTATTGATTCAATTGCTAAGGTTGAAGAGTATTTTTTGTACAACGAAGCAGGATTTGCTCTAAGCGGAAAAGGTGGTAATTCTGTTGGACAAACAAATAATAATCAGAGTGTACAAACTGGGGTTAAATTAAATACAGATTCTGTGCTTTATACACCTTCAGGTATTTTTGATACCAATGGAACTACAGTTATTGGGTATTTAAATAAGTGTTTAGCTAAAGGCACTAGAATCAGAACTTCTAATGGATGGAAGCAAATTGAAGATTTAAATATTGGCGACGAACTTTATTATTTTGACACAAAAAATAATAAAGTCGGTTTAACAAAAGTATCTGAAAAATGGAACAATGGAACAAAATCTACGGTCATTATTAGAACATTGCATTCGTCGATTAATTGTACAGCAGATCATCCAATATATGTATTCGACAATAAATCCAAAATATCTGAGTATATAAATGCTGAAAATTTAGATGCGACAAAACACCAAGTTTACTTGCCTATTAATGAAACGACGGATGGTGAAACCATCGACTTTCCTGCATCAAAAAGAGAAATTGTATCTTCGGTTGTTAATTCAACCGAATGGATAAATTTTGATTACAAAGGTAAGAAAAAAACAATTTTTGAAGTAGCAGATAAAATTGGAATAAACAAGCATAGGTTATATACTTTTGTTTATGGAAATATGCCAATTAACTCAATTATGGCAGAAAAGGCATCTGAACTATTAAAAGAAATTTCTGGATTTGAATTAAAATTAGAAAGCAGATTATTTGGTAATTATGTGTATGGCACAAATTTACCAAATAATGTTGATGTTGATTTTGCTAAATTATTCGGATTTTTGATTGGTGATGGTTGGATTAATGATAGAAAAGATGGAAAAAGAATTGGATTTTCTGAGGGCGTATATCCTGAATTAAATGAAGAATATTCTTCATTAATAATAAAGTATTTTGAAAATTGTAAAAGAGTCGTCAGTAAAAATCGCAAATCACAATATATGTCTTATTTTTGTAATAATGTTCATGCTGTAGAATTATTACAAAATATGGGATTTATCAGTGGAGCAAAAACAAAAAGAATTCCTGAATGGGTTTTTAGAGCTTCTAATGAAATAAAAATTTCATTTATACAAGGCTTGATGGACGCAGATGGCAGCGAAGTTGATACTAATAATGAAACATGGTCTTATGTTATAGGATTAGCAAACGAACTTTTAATAAAAGATATTAAAGAATTATGGACCTCTATCGGTTTCTGTTCTGGAAAAATAACCAAAGTAATACAAAAAGCGGGATTGACAATATTAGACAGCAAGCCAATTGGAGAAACAATAGCTTGGAGATTATATCTTTCTAAAAAGAAACTTCCAAATACAGAAAATATCATAGAAATTAAACGAGCAGATGATATTGAAGTATATGATATTGAAGTTGAAAATGAAGAGCATAATTTTATAGCAAATGGCATCGTAGTTCACAATTGTATCAGACCTATCAACCAACTTAGGATGATGGAAGATGCTATGGTTGTTCAGCGTATCGCTAGAGCACCAGAACGCAGAATTTTTTATATTGACGTTGGATCATTGCCTAAAGCCAAAGCAGAGCAATACGTTAAAGATATTATGAATCAATATCGAAACAAAATTGTTTATAATGGAGAAACAGGCCAACTTTCAGCAGATAAAAAGTATATGTCAACCTTAGAAGATTTCTTTATTCCTCAAAGGGAATCTAAAGGAACTAAGATCGAGACATTGCCCGGTATGCAGAATAATGGTATTGAAGATACACAATATTTTAAAGAGCGAGTTTACGAAGCTCTTAATATTCCAAAGTCTAGACTGCAACCAGAAACTGGATTTAGTATTGGTAGGTCAACTGAGGTAACTCGTGATGAAGTTAAATTTCAAAAATTTATTGATCGCCTTCGTCGAAAATTCTCTAGAATATTCTATGACTCATTAAAAACTCAACTTATTCTAAAAGGTATTTGTAATAACCTAGAATGGGAAGAAATTCGTCAGAATCTTTATTTTGAATTCCAAAAAGATAATGCATTCTCTGAGCTAAAAGATATTGAAGTATTAACATCTAAATTAGGGCTATTGCAACAAGCCGATCAATACTTGGGTAAATATTTCAGTAAAGAGTATGTAAATCGTCACATTCTACATTTTAATGATGAAGAGTTGGAAAGAATGCAGGAACAAATTGAAATGGAAAAGGGTGATCCTACGGCGCAACCAACAATTCCTGGTATGCCTCCTGGTATGGACCCTTCAATGATGGGTGGTGATCCTAATGCTCAAGGGGGTCAATTTGATGATCCTAATGCACCACCAGATTTTGATCCGAATAATCCACAATCTCAACCAACACAAGGACAATAAATGATTACCGAAGCACAATTAGAATATAAAATAAATTTATTTGCCGAATATATGTCAGAAATGTCAGGAGAAGTTGTTTCTGAGAATAATATGTCTGATGCTGATGCAGATGAAATTTCTAGTATTCTATTAGATTACTTTATCGAAAATTATCATCAACCATCACTCAAAGAAGCTGCATTCAATTGTATCACTGGAATTGACCCAAATCAAGAATTGTATGAAGATATTGCGGAATTATTCTTAGATGAATCGATTGGCGGGTTTATTTCTGGCGCTGCTCATTTTATTGGAAATGCTTCAGCAAAAAGAAACGATAGGAAAGCTGCTAATGCAACTAACAAAGCTCAGAATAAGTTTTCAAACGCAGATTCAAAAGCAAGATCAACCGCATCTAACGGTTTGGTGAAAGCATATAGAACTGGTAGAGCAGCCAAATTAGGAAACAAATTAGCCAATGCTCAAAGAAAATCTTCTGATGCAAATTCTGCTCTAAGAGACAGAATGCAAAGAACTGACGCTATGAAGCAAAAAATCGATAATAAAATTTCAAGCGTTAAAAATAGTATAACAAATGCTCCAAAAAAAGCTGCACATGCTCTAGGGTCTTTTGTTGGTAGATTTGCATAAATATTTTAAAGGATAATAAAAATGAACAAAATCGAAGACATGGTTAATAGCCTAGTTCAAGGCGACAAAGAAGCAGCAGCAGATATGTTTAATGACATCTTTTCTGAAAAAGCAGCAGAAGTTTTGAATCAATATTCACAGGAAATTGGCAAGACTTTTTTTGATGGTCAAGTTAAAGAAGCTGTTCACCCAACACAAGCCTCTCAATATGAAGCTGATTGTAAGAGAACAGGAAAATCTCATTCTCAGTTGGCTGATGAACATGACAAATATGCAAAACATATGAGAAGTTTAGGTAAGGATGGTCTAGCAGTCAGATCAGAACTGATGGCAAAAGATCACAGAGAATTAGCAGGAAAATAAAATGAAACTAATTCAATTAAAACGAACTGTTGGAATTAGCGCCGCAAACTATGCAGCTGGTAATTGGACATGGACGACATTAACGCCACATTACCTAGCAGTTGGTGACACATTCACAGTTGTTGACCCTAGACAAAGTAATACTTTTGTAGCTACTGCTTTAGCAGGAACTACTGGCTCTACTATTGTTTTTGCATCTACAGACACTGGTTTGATTAAGCCTACTGCTCTTTTGCTTGACAATTATGGCACTGGCGTAACTGGACAGCAAACACCATTTACATTTAGTTTCGTTGACTCCATTAGTGGATTAATTCATGTGGTTTCAAACGGCACTGCAACGACAACCGTTAAAGCCCAAGGTTCTCTCGATGGAATTCATTGGATTGATATTGCTGCTGCAACAGCTATTACTGCAGGTAGTCAGTTAGAAATTCCAGTTACTAAACCATATGTCTATGGGGTTTTAAATTTTACAGCTGCAGTAGCTTCTGCAGGCGGTGGAGTTAATACTATCAAGGCTTATAAGGCAGGATGCTAAAATGAAATTACTACAAGAACTAAATGAATCTGTCGATTTCTTAATCGAAGATTCTAAAGCAGGAAAAAAGTATATGATTGAAGGGCCATTTCTTTCATATGATACCCCAAATAAAAATGGTAGATTATATCCAGAATCTGTAATGAGAAAAGCAGTTGGCAAATATAATGAAGAATTTGTAAGTAAGAATCGTGCAATTTCCGAATTGGGTCATCCACCAAATCCGACAGTCAATCTAGAACGTGTTTCTCATGTAATTAAATCATTAAATTTTAACGAATCTACAAAAGCAGTTATCGGTAAGGCCGAAATTATCGAAACACCAATGGGTAAGATTGCTAGAAATTTGATGGAAGCTGGCGTAAAACTTGGAGTATCTTCAAGGGGTCTAGGTTCAGTTAAAGCTTTGAATGGATTAAATCACGTTCAGGAAGATTTCGTTATTTCCGCTATTGATATTGTTGGTGATCCCAGTGGACATGGATGCACTGTTGAAGGTATCTATGAAAACGCAGATTGGGTTTTGAAAAATGGCGAATGGGTTCAACTGATGGTAGATATTCAAAAGAAACAAATTGATGAATCTGTTTTACTTAAAAAGTATAATAGTTTCTTAAAGAATCTGGCTAACGGGCAATATAAATAATAATATACATTGCGCATTAACCAAAAATAATTGATGGAAATACGTGAAGAATTGAAAATGCTAAATATTAATAATAGGAGAATTAAATGACTTTAGAAGAACGCATTAAGGCATTGCTAGAAAGCAGCCAAACTAAAAAAGAATTAGACGAAGCTAAATTTAAATTTGCCAAAGATGGTTCTGGTGAAGTTGATACTTCTGGCGATGAAAAAGATTCTGAAGACGAAGATCAAGAGGATCAAGATTCAGAAGACCAAACTGATGACGAAAAAGATGGCGATGATCAAGAGGATGATGACGAAAAAGACACCGATTTCTCAAAAGAAACCAAAAAGAATCAAATCGCTGTAAAAGAAGACGCATCAAATGAAATGCTAAAAGCTGGTGCTTCAAAGAAAGAAGCTGGTGGTAAATTAAAAGAGCCACCTAATTCTGGCGACAAGCAAGATGATGCTGGTTTGAATGCAAAGTTGAAGGCTGGATTTGGAAAAAAAGATATTCCTGCACGCTCGGTCAAAGGGTTTCCTGCTGCACAAAATACGTCCAATTCAGCCAATCAGGTTGATACTCAATCTCTACCATCAAAACCAAATAAGGTCACTGTCGGTGAATCAATGTCAGTTTTATTTGATGGCGAAGAGTTATCAGAAGAATTTAAATCAAAAGCAGAAACAATTTTTGAGTCTGCAGTAAATATTTTAGTTGAGCAACGAGTTGCTGAATTAGAAGAAGAATTTCAGGCAAAGATTGAAGAATTGTCTGAAGAAGTGAGTGAGCAAGTAGAAGAAGCTGTTGCCCAAGTGCAAAATGAATTAGTCGAAAATATTGATGGGTTTTTAGATTCTGTTGTAAAACAGTGGGTGAGCGACAATCATGTAGCATTGGAAAGCGGTATCAAGGTAGAAATGGTTACTAATTTTATTGATGGATTGAAAACTCTCTTTACAGAGAATTATATTGAAGTACCAGAAGATAAACTGGACGTGGTAGAAGAGCAAGCAAACCAAATTGCTGAGTTAGAAGATGCCTTAGTCGCTATCAATGAAGATAACGAACAATTAGCAGAAGGATTCGTAGAGTTGAAGAAATCTACTCTTATTGAATCTGCAGCTAAAGGTTTAACTCTAAAGCAAAAAGAAAAGTTTGCATCACTCTGCGAAGGTCTGGAATATGCCTCTGATGAAGAGTATGTAAGTAAGGTAAAAACTATCCGCGAATCTTATTTCAAGGGTGGTGAAGAATCTAAAGGTTCATTTGAACAAGTAACAGAAGAAGTCATTGTTCCTAGCGACATGATGAACAAATATGTTACTACTCTAAGTGGCCCACTAAAGTTCTCAAAGTAAGTTTTTAAAAATCGAGGGATAGATTCCCTCTTCAATAAAAGGAAAATAATATGTTAACCGAATCACAATTAATGGAAAAATGGAACCCAGTTCTAAACCATCCTGATCTACCAGCAATCGAGTCTTTCCACAAGAAGCGCACGATGGCAGTTATGCTTGAAAATCAAGAGGCTTCTATGGCTTCTGAAAAGCAAATGCTCCAAGAAGCTGGTAACTATGCCTCTCAAGCTGCTAACTATGACCCAATTCTAATTGGGCTAGTTCGTCGTTCTATGCCACAGTTGATCGCTTATGACATTTGTGGTGTACAACCAATGTCTGGTCCTTCTGGTTTGATCTTCGCTATGAAGACTCGCTACGGTGGCAATGATAATACGACTGCTCCAACAGCACGTGAAGAAGCATTGTTCAACGAAGCCGACACCGATTACTCTGGTACTGGCACTCACGCTGGCACAAACCCATTTTCATTGGGTACTATTGCTAAAGGTATTACATCTGTTGAAGCTTTCAACACTGCAACTACTCCAACTTCTGCTGAAGTTAAAGACCCAGCTGAAATGTCATTCTCAATCGAAAAGATGACTGTTACTGCAAGTTCTCGTGCATTGAAAGCTGGTTATTCAATCGAATTGCAACAAGATTTGAAGGCAGTGCATGGTCTAGACGCAGAAGCTGAATTGAGCAACATTCTCTCTTCAGAAATCACTGCTGAAATCAACCGCGAAGTTGTCCGTACAGTGTACAAAGCTGCTAAAACTGGTTGCCAAAATACAACTACTGCTGGCACTTTTGACCTAGACGTAGACGCAAATGGTCGCTGGTCAGTTGAGCGTTTCAAAGGTCTAATGTTCCAAATCGAACGTGAAGCCAATTTTATCGGCCAACAAACCCGTAGAGGTCGTGGTAATTTCTTGCTAGTATCTGCTGACGTTGCTTCAGCATTAGCAATGACTGGTACTCTAGACTATAAGACTGGCATTTCTGCTGGTTTGAATGTTGACGATACCTCTACCACTTTTGCTGGTACTCTAAATGGTAAGTTCAAGGTATATATTGATCCATATCTCTCTAACGGTGATAATGCTAATCAGTTTATGCTAGTTGGTTATCGTGGTACTTCTCCATTCGACGCTGGTGCCTTTTATTGCCCATATGTTCCACTACAATTGCTACGTGCTGTTGATCCAACAACTTTCCAACCAAAGATTGGTTTCAAGACTCGTTACGCTATTGCTGGTCATCCTATGGCACTAACTAACACAACTGGTGTATTGTCAGATACCCTAGCTTCTGGTGTAAATACCTATTTTCGTTTGAGCAAGATTTTGAATCTTTCCTAATCAAATCAGCAACTTACGCCATTTACTTGATGTAAGTTGTCAAGATTCCATAAGACCCGCTTCGGCGGGTTTTTTATTGCTTAAAATTTATTTAACATTACAACCCAAGTTAGATTTCATATTTGCTAAATATATGGTATAATGTTAAATATCTAAAAAGGAACATATGGCAAATTATAATCAGGAAATCTTAGACTTGGTAGAAAAAATTTCAGATAAGAGCTATATGATAAAGCTATCTCTGAATAAAGAATCAAAAAAGAAAATTGAAGATGCAACTTCTTTTATGGACAATTTCTATAAAAAGCTGCCACTAAAGATTCGATGCTTAACTATCATCAATGATTGGACCAAAGAAACCTTCCCTAAGTGTCCAAATTGTGGAGAACCAGTTTCTTATGATAAAGAGTACCAAGCATCTTTTAACAAATTCTGCTCCGATAAATGCTCAAAAGAATTTGGAAGATTTCCAGAAGAAATAAAATTAAAATTATTAGATAAAGAGTATATGTACGACCTTAGATTTAATAAGAAAATGTCATATGAAGGAATGGGCAAACTGATAGGCGCATCAGAATTAACTATACGGATATATTGCATATATCATAGATTTACTATGGTTGACATGAAAAAATCTGATGCTGCAATATCCATAAAATTAATGAATAAAGAATATCTAATTTCTGAATACGAATCTGGAAAAACATTTCAGGAAATTGCAGACCAAATCGGAAGCTCTAAGGCCACAGTCGCGCTAGCTTTCAAAGAGCATGAAATAGAGGCTAAGGCATCAAACTCATATCCAAGAAAATTCAATAAACGATCTATTCCAGAAATAGAAATGGAAGATTATATAAAATCTCTAGGGGTTGTCACAACTTCATCAAACAGGATTTTAGAAGGTGGACTAGAGATTGATATTCTTTGTGGTGATGGGTCGATAGGATTTGAGTACAACGGCACATATTCTCACTCAGAAGCTGGCGGTAAAGATAGAAATTATCATCTGAATAAAACAACTTTAGCCAAAGAAAATGGCATTAAACTATATCATATTTTTGGCGATTCTTGGACAATAAAAAAAGACATAACAAAATCAGTCATCGCATCTAAGCTTGGGATATATAAAAATAAAGTATTTGCTAGAAAATGCAAAATCGTTGATCTTGAAAAGTACATCAAAAGTTCATTCTTAGATCAAAATCATTTACAAGGTAACGACAATTCATCGTATGACTATGGTCTTTCGTTTGAAGGGGAAATAGTCGCGGTGATGACTTTTTGTAAGTCTAGATTCAATAAAAACTATGATTGGGAATTATCTAGGTTTGCATGTAAACAAAATACATCAGTTGTCGGTGGGTTTTCAAGGCTACTTTCCAAATTCAGGAAAGACCACTTAGGTACAATAATTTCCTATGCTGATATGACTGTTAGTTTTGGTGATGTTTATTCTCACAACGGGTTCAAATTGTTAAAAGTTAACCCTCCTTCATATTCATATATCACAGAAAGAATGCAGGTAAGGCAGCACAGGGCTGGATTTATGAAAAGTAGAATCGATGCTGGAGAACTGTCAGAATCAGATGCAATGAAGCTAAAAGGCTATCATAAAGTGTGGAACTGTGGAACTATGACATTTGTTTTGGAATGACATAAAAACAACACTTTTCAAAAAAGTTCACACGACCTCAAAAATTCATGATACAATTCAGTCTTACACAGAAACAAACCAACCGAAAGAATTAAAATGAGCATGAATCTTTTACTTGAAGCAACACGTGAAGTCACAGTTAACAAAACCGGAAAAATTGCGGTAGAAACTTGCGCATTTAGTCTGTGGCAGACGCCTACAAAAGTAACAGATGCTGCACTGGAAAATACTAATCCGAAAGCTGTTTATATTGCTTGGTGTAAAGAAGATTCTCAAGACGTGACAGAATCATTTTATGCAGATAGCCACATCAAAGAACTTGAAGAGTGGATTAAAGAATGTGAAGATGAAGGTTATGAAATCGAATGGAGTGCAATTTAAATCATGACAAACTCTACAGAATACACAGTCAACCAAGACAACAAAAAGTTAGCTAAATGGTTTGCCTCTAGAAATGGTGCAAATCAACAGGTTATGAAAATGTTCAACACTATCAAACAACAAAAAGATAGTTTGGACTCGATGATTAAAGCAGGAAGATTTCACGCCACTGCGTGACACGATTCCGTCAACCCATCTTCATTGGACTAATATCCTCCAAAATCTTTTTGATTATTTTCCGATATCTTGGACAACAATCCATTTGTCCAATACTACAGTGCGAGTTCTATTCGCAACATCAATAAGCTGAATATCATACCAATATGTTCCTGGCTGTTGATCGGCTTGGATTGGCGATAAAACAAACTCACATTTTCCTGTTCTGGCATCGGTGACAGTTCCATTTATTGCGAACAAATTATTATCTGCAGTTGTCGGAGATTGAGCAGGATCAACCGTCAATATAACAGAGCATCCTGATATATTAATTCCAGTCGTCAATTCGGTATCAATAATTTGAAATTGTTCTGGATAAGTGTCTCCACGTTTTCTGGTAACAGGCATTTTTAAACTTTCTTTGCTTTTAAGATGCTTTCGTTGCTCTTAAATTTAGTGTTATATTCTTAATATTTAGATTAGGCGTTACTTGCTTTGCTTTTAATGGTTTTGTCACTTGCTTTGCTGCAGAAAATCCAATTCTAGGTGTACCAATTTGAGCCGCAATAATAATTGCGCCGACACTACAAGAATTTGTTTGATCGGCATTTGAACCTTCATAGAAAAGAGACAATGTAATAGCTGGAGTTGGATTTACATTATCTTGAGTCCCATTTGTTCCGATTAATCTCTGAATCTGAGTTATGGCACCGACAATATTTGTCGCTGTCTGAACTGGATCAGAAGTAACCAGAGCATACGAAATAACGATAGCAGCACCAGATGATGCACTGGTTTGGCTGCTATTTGCACTGCCTAAATTATGTGCTTGATTAACTACTGCCGTATCCGTAGATGCAGTCTGAGTCACATTTGCGCCAGCAAGTTTGTGATCTATTTTTATTGCTGCAGTTGCAGACGCATTAGACTCTACAGAATTTGTGCCAAGCAATATTTGATTCTGCGTTACATTTGCTGTGCCAGAAGTTTTAGTTGCAACATCACCAAGAACAACGGTTTGCTGAATCTGGCTGATCGTGGCTGAAGAAGAATTGTTTAATTCATTGGAATTTGGGACATTCAAAGACTGACCCAAAATAATACCCACACCCTCTGAAGTGTTATTGGCCGAACAATTTGATGCTAGAGTAACATGAGTCTGCTTGATTGTAGAATCAGCAGAAACAGCAGCGGCAACGGCATTTACATGCACCGTGACATGCGTTTGTGTCACTGGAGTGCCTTGGGATACGGATGAGCCTACACAGGCTGCAGCGACTGTTATTTGAATCTGAGAGACTACGGAATTCTGTGATGTTGATGTTTGTATATCACTGCCAACTGATAAAGAACTCGTAGATACAACAGCACCAGATTCTAAAGTTGCTGTCGATGCAGTGTTGCCTGTTGATGCTGCAGCAGCTACTAAAGTTGAACTTTCTAGAGTAGAATTTGAAACTGTATTACCTGATGCAGAAACTGGTATTACTACCGAACCAGTTTGTGTTGTTGAGTTTGAAACCGAGTTAGAAACCTGAGAGACAACAAAAATACCAGATGCAGTTTCTGATGTTGAATTTGAAACTGAGTTTGATGCCGATGTTCCTAGAAATACAGCTAAACCAGATTGAGTATTTGCTGTCGATACAGTATTGCCTGTTTCACTTGCAGCATATGCCAATCCTACAGTTTCTGATGTGGAATTTGAAACTGTATTTCCTGTTTCGGTTGCCGTATATACTAAACCAACGGTTTCTAAGGTTGAATTTGAAACTGAGTTTGATGTTTGTGAAACTTGATATGTCGTTTCTACAGTTTCAGTTTCAGTTACGTTTAGAGTATCAGAAACGGTTTCATTGTATGTTGCATTTGTAGGCGTTACATCGGTATCTAACTCTATCCACGAAACTTTAACATTAATCGTAGATGGAACAACTACGCCAGTTTCTGATGTTGAATTTGAAACTGAGTTTGAGGTCGAAGAGCCTAGAGCTATTAATTGATTATCTTGAGTATTTGCAGTGGATACAGAATTTCCAGTTTCTGATACCGCAAAAATACCTTGTCCAGTTTCTAGAGCCGAGTTGGAAACCGAGTTGGAAACCTGAGAGACAACAAAAATACCAGATGCAGTTTCTGATGTTGAATTTGAAACTGAGTTTGATGTTGATGTTCCTAGAAATACTACTTGGCTATCTTGAGTATTATCGGTAGCGATTGATTCAGATATAGAAACATTCTTAATCGGACCATCTGTATTAAATTCTGCCCAAGTAACTTTACCATCAACACCAGTTGCTTCTGCACCAACGAAAATAGGTTTTTCAATCGGAGTAAATAGCTGCCAAGGGTTATCTGATATTAATTTAATTTCTGCATCTGATAATGCTCTATCCCATACTGCGATTAATGGTGAAGATGAACTTGAGCTACCATAAGCAAAATTCGCACCCATTTTAATAGATGGCGAAGCACCAAGCCACATTGCATTTGTATTTGCTGTTGAGCCAGTTAAAATACCTTTTTCATAAATTTTCTGAGTAACTAAATCATATGTTGCACACGCAACAACATAATCCGTTGTATTGAGTGTATTTGAACTAATAGTTGCTATATTATTGTTTTCAGAATAAGCATTCAATATTCTTAGCTTATCACTATCGGTTTTAAACCCAAATCCGTAGCTGCCAGTATTTGTTGAGCTTACTTGTGCAGAAGAAACTAAATTAATTGCTGAAAATTTAATAATAGCAAATAATGTTATACCATTTGTAGGTATTTTTCTTAATGGTTGATAGGATGGTGCAGTACCACCAATTTCAAATCCGTATTTCCCAACAGATAAAATACCACTTCCGCTATGCGCTTTTAGACTATCTCCAGTAACTGCCGATACTAACCCTCTAGTAACCGGATTACTCCAATCAATACCAACAGCACCTTGCGGCTGAGAACTCCTAATTATTTTCTGAGTGCTCATGTTGATACTCCAGTATATCTTTGTACTGGTTTAAATAGCTGCCAAGGATTTTTAGTAAAACTAATAAGTTCTGCCTCTGACCATGATGCTACGGTTACTCCGACCATTAGGAGAGTGCCACTTAATTCTCTAGACCCAATAAACGGATCACCCCCTATAATTTTATCGGTTCCAGCCAAAACACCAGCAGATAGGGATAAAAGACCATTTGTAACGGTTCTTGTGTGTGATTTACCATTAACACACAAAATAACCTTGTTAGGGTATATTGAATGAGCGCATACCATTACTTTATTAAGTTCTAAAGGTAGATTTGTATTATATTGATAATCAGTTCCATTCCAATCATACTTGTAGCCATCTGTGTGAAGCTGATTTCCGAACAATCCATTTCTATCGAAAAATGTAGAACTCCAGTTAGTGAATGCGTCTAAAACAAAAACACTAAAGTACGTTACGTTGTTAACTGCCCCAATATCTTTCAACTTAACCATCGACCCACCAGAATTACCGTAAGGATATTTTTTGCCTATACCACCAACAGTAGAAACTATAGATTTTGTAACTCCATCAACAACTTTATCCCCAGTAGAAAACAGATTATAATTTCCGATAGCTGGCACATATAAAAGCAATCCATTTCTAAGAAGTCTATTATTAAAATCTACTTCAGTTGTACTCTGCGGTTGGCTAGTCCTAATAATTTGCTTACTAGGCATAACGATAGAACTACTAATTTTAGGAACCGAAGTACCCATCATCATAGATTTTCTAGGAGTAAAATAATTACTAGGGACTATGATTTGCTTTGGTTTTGAAATCTCAAATTGAGGATTAGCATCTACAGGTTTAAATAGCTGCCAAGGGTTATCGGATAATGATTTGACTTCTGCGTCTGATAGTGCTCTAGCGAATCTTCCTGATATAGTTATTTCCGCATCTGTTGTGAATCCTAATGGAGTTGGATTTAAATCGTTTTGAGTCCAAACACCATTAACACCTTTTTGATTAATATTAGCAACTTCTGCCACTTTATTGCCATCTCTATAAAGTCTTCTTTTTACTCCGTCCCTAGAATGGACTAAAAATCCTCTGAGTGCTGGAGCATTTTCTCCAGAGCTATACATATCACCATCTTCATATATACCCCAATTACCAGATATAGCTGGAGTAGTCATAGCCATACAACAAGACCCGGACCAAGTACCACAACCATATTGATATGTACCATAAGCAATATTAAACTTAGTGTACAACAAAAAATCTGTTAAATTACTTGTACCTATATTATGATATGATCCCCATATCGAAGAATCTGAAGCAGCTGGTTTATATGCTATTCCAGTTTTATTGGAAACTCTTCTAATATTTCCTGTGATGCCAACTGGCTTATTATTTGTAACATCATACCCATTAGATAAAAGAGCAACCAACCCTCTTGTAATAGGATTACTCCAATCTATACCACATGGACCTTGTGGTTGGCTAGTTCTTGGGATTTTAAATATACTCATTTATTACCCCAAATTAGTTTAGAATCAGGTTTAAAGATTTGCCAAGGGTTATCGGATAATGATTTGACTTCAGTATCACTTATTGATCTACGAAAAAGTATCACCGATGAAGTTGTAGTATTTGCACCTAGATTCTGATCAATAGACACTTCGCCTAAAGTAAGGTTTTGTGATGTATTACTATTGATATTTGTAATACCTGCATTAGTAAATGAAGAAGTAATCCAAATTTTATCGGTATGATCAAATCGATTAACAATTAAAGTTGTTCCTATTCTACGCCCAACAAAGGTGTATTCATGACCTGCCTGCCAACTTCCTGTAGTGGTAGCTGCATAGGAATTAGTACCAACACAGACATTGAATCTTAATTCAGACGTAGTGAATCCACTATTTGCACCTAAACACCATTCATCATTTATTGGTTCTAAACCAGTTTTCCATTTACCTATAGCAAGATATCCAGATGTAGAATTTAAAGTAAATCTAATAAACACTGTGAAATCATTAGTACCTATTTTAGTTGCTTGTGTATTGGGTAGAACAACTCTATTTAAATATGTGCCCGAAGCTGTAGCAGAAATTCCAGAGGCGGTAGTTTGTGATGATCCACCAGTGCCAAATAATATAGGATTGCCACTGACTAACTCCACCCCACTTTCAAAATCGCACACATAAGAAGCATCTTTTATGTTATTTTTATTGTAAATTGTAGTAATAATCTGAGCACTAGGAATTACTAAGTCAGTTCCTCTTAATTCTGATTCTCTCATACTCCAAGGAGTTTTAGGAGAATAGGAAATGTACTTTTGTTGAGGTTTGAATATCTGGAATGGATTTGATTCTAAAGAATTTAGTTGCTGAATAGATGACAGTTTATCTGCCCACATGTAAACTGCTACTATAGTAAAAGACGTTGCATATTCAATATTATTTTCCGATTGACCTAAACAAAATGTTGTTTTTCCTGCAGCTAATGGCACAGTAAACGTAGTTGATGCTTTAGCACCTTTATTTACCCAATTAAGTAAAGTACCTTCGCTATTAGAACCTCGTCCACAATATGTATTAACGGTGTATTGAGTAACTCCAGAATACCCTGTTATAACTAAACTAGGTGCCCAAGAAACAATTTGTAATCCCTGCAGCATTGTTAAACATCCATCGTGTCTGACAACAGACTGCCCACTGCTAGTATCGTTCTGTACTGCAATAATTAACCAAGCTACGTCAGTCTTTCCACCAAATAAACCAGAAGAATTATAAAGTAATCCTGAAGTATTAGGAGTAATTCCTCTACCTTTGGGAGTAGTATTGCTTTTTCCGTTATAAATATTTGTAGGTACTCTTTTACCTATTAAACTTGTTGTAGTAATAGCTGGAATAAATACCTCAGTCAATCCTCGTGTTAAAGGATGACTCCAATCAATTGCAGGATTAGGAGGTAAGCTGGTATATTCCTGATTGAGAATTAAATTTTTATCTGCCATCTTAGACCCTTAGAGGTTCAACCCCCTAAAGAGGTCTAGTTGTAGTAAATTTCAGTGGTAGAAGCTGAGTTTCCAGAAGCTGCTAAAGCGACACCAGTTTGATTCTGAACTAAGATACCCCATTTGCGTGGTAGAACACCAAGAGCAGATACTAAGGACATTGGTTCAGATTTAAACTGAATCGATGCAGTATGACAATTGATAGAACCTAGAAATTTCAGGTTATTTGATGTTGCTGACATAGTTACTGCAGCATCAGCGCCAGTAATAACTTCAGCAGTAGCACCACCACCTGGGTATGTTGGAGAACCAGTAGAATCTTCTACTCCATAAGCATACACATAAACATTGGTAGAACTTGATGGAGTAATAGCCCCTACGGTAACTTTTACAGAAACCATAATGTCAGTGATGTTATTCGTAGTGCTAGTATCTCTAGCCTGTGCAGCAGCATAAGCAGTAGTTGATGATGCTAAACTGTTCATTGACGTAAAAGTCAATGCTGTTGATGTTCCAAAATTAAGTGCCATGACTTAGACTCCCTTTTCGATTGCGTCACCGCATTGTAGATATGTAACAGGATCAGGAACTGAACCCATTACCATTAATTCGTCTGCTTGAGCCTGAGTAATAATACTAGCAGCAACAAGACCACCAAACATTTGAGCAACGATTGGCAAACTCATATCGATATTTTCATAACGTGCATTTGCAACGTCCATGACAGCAACAGCAGCCAAATTAGCAGCATGATTTGTGTCAGCAGCAACTGCTTTAATTGCCCACCAAGTACCATTGGTTTGCAGATATGCCTGAACATCAGCAATAGGTGTCTTGATAGTTTTCACTCTGCCAACATTTACTTTGGCAGCGACAACGTGATGATTTCCAGCAGCAATTTCCGCTGGTGTGCATTTAGCAACGATTTCCTGATATAATGTCATGTTTTAATCTCTTTATTTGTTAACGGTTATGTATATTTATACTATTGAAATTACCATTGATAATGGATATGTGGTAGGATTTTGAATCGTAGATATTTGCGATTCATTTAAAACGAATTGATATGTAGTATTTAAACCATCCAGAATTTGACTCCAGACGCATCCAGATAAAAATATATCATTTTGCTTTAACTTAACACCCAAAGTAGAATTTGATTGGCTTGATGCTCTTACAGATAAAACTGGTATTCCTACAATTGGAAAAACAAAAGCAGGTAATAACATTTCTGTTGATGTTGCGGTTGATGTTGCAATGTAGGTTGAATCATTTGGAGTAGATTCGTTAATCATATCAGAAAGAGTAGAACCAGAACTAGGAACCCAATTTCCTTTAGATATATCAGAAAGTGGTCTGACAATGAGTGATGCAGATGAAACATCACCTAAAGCACCAAATGATAATGAGTTAAATCCTAACATTATTGGACCTCAAATCTCCAGTCATATCCAATAACTTCTTCTAAGGTAGTCAATGATTTTATTTTGTCATTGTGCCATCCATTTTTACCAGCAATTACTGCTTCTAGATATGATAATTGACTTGCTTTTTCAAGAACTTTATCTTTAAGAACTTCTAAAGTAATTCCTCTTGTTGTTGCTTCAATTTGAAGAGAAGGACATTCTGGATATGCTTTTGCTTCAGCCAATTTTAATGACCATGATGATGCCTCGTAAGGAGAAATTGGACTAAGAATTTTGCTTCTTAGATATGCAGCCCATTGATCACATTGTTTAATGACGAATGTTTTAGCATCCTCTAAACTTTCAAATTCAGGGGTTTCCCCGTTGAATGCCCCTTCAAGAGTACAGATATTCATGTTTGTTCCTAGAAAAATTTTCAGAAAAATGAAATGATGACAAGCCCGTTACCACCGTTACCACCGTTACCACCAGTGACTCCAGCACCGCCACCGCCACCGCCACAGCACTGACCACCGTTGCCACCGTTGCCTGCTGTGGTGCCTGTGGCCCATGCTGTGCCACCGCCTGATCCGGCTGAGTAGTAAGGGAATGGAGTCCAGAGGGTTGATCCAGCATTGCCGCTTGTCATTGCGCCGCCGCCATAATTAATCGGTAGCATTCCAGCGAAAGTTGCCGACACAAGCCCGCCACTAAAATCTGAAGTAGATGCGGCAGCGAGTGATCCTCCACCGCCACCGCCTTGGCCGATTGCTGCATTGCCAGCAGTACCGCCTTGGCCAGTCACAGCACCCGCTGCACCGCCTGCACCGCCGTTGGATAAGTTTGTGGCAATCGTTTGGGCTATGTTTACGTTGTTTGTAGTTCCAGAAGCGCCAACAGACCCGGCAGCAGCAGACCCGGCACCACCAGCACCCCCTCCGGTTGTGTTCTGAATAATGGAAATGGTCGTAGGGATTTCTATTCGGGAGAGTCCACCAGCAGTTGCAGCAGCACCACCGGATATTCCTCCAGTGCCACCCGCACCAACAATAACGTACATCGCAGAACTGAGCATTGCTAATGGAACTATGTTGATGGCCCTACCACCGCCACCGCCACCGCCACCACCACCTTTAACAACACCCTGTGCAGCAGTGAACCCAGCACCACCGCCACCACCAGCACCTTGGCAATAGACCCATGCGCCCTGTGCCCAACGTGGGATGTCAATGGTATAATTACCGGGAGAATTGAAGATCGTTTTATCTGATCCTACTATATGTGATAAATCGTACATTACCAAAATCCTACAATAATTAGACCATCACCACCACGACCACCTGAACCACCTATGAGTCCAGCGCCACCGCCACCGCCACCGCATCCAAATGCTCCATTGCCTCCATTGCCTCCATTGCCGTTGAATGATGTGCCACCGCCAGACCCAGCGAGAGAGAGTGGGAATGGGGTAAAAATGGATGATCCGTTCCCACCCGGTTCAGCAGCACCAGCAACACCGAAAGGTAGTGAAGGTATTAACGTGGGAAATGGAGAATTGCTCTGACCACCAGCAAAGTTAGACCCAGCACTAGCACCAAGTGAGCCACCACCAGCACCACCAGCGGTGACGCCTGTTGCGTTAGACGTACCATTCATACCACCGATAGCACCACCAGCACCGCCAGCAACAGCATTAAAACTATTTGCGTATAGGATTGTAGGGATTGTAGGGGCTGTTGTAGTTCCTGCAGTACCTACTGCACCAGCACCAGCACCACCACCAAAACCACCACCACCAGCGTTTCCAATGCCACAATGTACGAGAGTTGAACCCCATGTTATATAAGCATGTGTTGCCCAATTAGCCATCGTTCCATTGCCAGCTGTAGCACCATCAGCACCTGTCACACCACCTCTACCGCCATCACCAACAAAAAGTTGAAGTGATGCATTTAACAACATATTTGTAGGTAGCATCGACATTATGCGCCCACCACCACCACCACCACCACCTCCACCTTTGGCATTAACTGAGGTATTAGAACCACCACCACCACCGCCGCCACCCGGCCCAACCATGTAAAGGAAAGCATTCCTAGCCCACCGTGGAATATCGATAGTGTAAATACCAGCAGCATTAAACACCGTCTGCTGTGTGACTCTACCAACCAAGTATGTGAAGTCGTACATTACCAGAACCCCACGATCACTAAGCCATCACCACCACGACCACCAGAGCCTCCGGCGATACCTGCTCCGCCACCACCACCACCACAGCCGAAGCCGCCAGAGCCTCCGTTGCCTGCTGTGCCATCAAAGGATGTCGCACCACCACTACCAGCGATAGAGAATGGGAATGGTGTCATTACAGATGAACCATTTAGTCCATTTTTAGCAGAGTTGTATCCTCCGCTTAGTGTAGGTATCAATGCTTGAAACCTGGAGTTACAGTTACCACCAGTGAAGTTGGCACCAGCACTTGCTCCAAGTGATGCTCCACCACCACCACCTGCAGTGATACCACCAACATTATTGTTCCCGATACCACCAGCAATCACACCAGCAGACCCACCAGTAGCAGCACTTACATTGGTTGAATACGCGCAGATGTGCAGGGTGGGGGGCACAGTGATTCCAGCAGAGCCTACATTACCAGCAGCAGCACCACCACCTACCCCACCTCCGCCGTTAGACGCATTACCTAGATTCACTGTTGCCGAACCCCACACTATTTCAGCCGTACTTAACCCGCCTGCACTTCCATTAGCCGCAGTAGCTCCTGTGGCGCCCGTAGCACCACCGGCACCACCAGCACCTACAGTTATTCTCAGCGAAGCATTAAGCAGCATCTTGCACGGCAGCACAGAGAAAATCCTACCGCCACCGCCACCGGCACCGCCCCCACCTTTGGCTGAAGCGAGTACGTTTGACCCGCCACCGCCACCGCCACCAGCAGCACCAACCATATAAAGGTTAACCCCGTTCGCCCACCGTGGAATGTCTATAGTGAAACTACCCGCCGCAGAAAAAACATGCTGCTGAGTAACACGACCCGTTAAATGGGAAAGGTCATACATTTAGTATGAACCACCTATACAAGACACCTGCCAACCACTGGTCACAGTCGCAGACAGCCCAACATAAATGGTATACCCAGGTGGTAAGGCTAAGTTAAGTGGGTAATCGATTTCAGCAGTGGCAGCAGTTGTTGAGGAGGTGACCGAAGCTAATGTAATCTCACCAAACAGGAATTGGCTGCCTGTCAGCGGATCATCCAGCGTGCCTGTCTCGGGCATTGCAGTTTGCACGAACGTAGTCGTCGCGCTGCTGAAATAGTATTGGGCTGTGCCTGTTGCAGCACCCACTGTAGTGACATAAACACGATACGACTCAGCACCGGCAATTGAAGGTAGAGTCCAAGTGATTGACCCTGTTACACCTGAAGCTACCGACACCGAGGCAGAGTATGTGCCGATGGGTGTTTGGCTATCATCAGGCCCGATACCAACGACTGTGGCGAAATAAGCACCAGCAATCATCGTCCCACCGGAGTTTGACCCCACACCGGTGGGTGCTGCAGGTGTGCCTGTGCTGAAGTTTGTGTTTGCCGTACCACGGTTGATGTAGATACGTGCCACGGTTGCACCACCCGTACTGCCACGCGCTTTAAACCGCAGACGTTGAACGAATCCACCGTTACTAGCATCAGCAACGAAAACGCATTTATTATATGGGCTTACGCCATTGTAATCATTTGCTGCTGTTGTCAGAAGAAAACTCTGACCGATTGCACCAACTTTAGAATAGATCGGCTCGACATTTGGATTTGCCATTATTATTTCCTTTTAATTTTAAGGCATTGCATTGCCAATAGCAATTTGGTACATTTGACCAGAGCTATTATACTTATTGATCACATTTGCTGGTAATGTACAAAATACTTCTTTTACACCAGCAATAAAATCTACTGCAGCATTTGAATTACTACTTTCAAAAACTGCCATTCTTACCAATGTAGTAGAATTTGATAGATATCCTGATCCTATTTCCCATTGAGTACCACCTTGAGAAACGATACCATAATAAAAAGTTTCTCCAACAACAAAAGCATTGGAGAAACTTTGAAATTGAACTACTGGACCAAGTAAAGCAATATCACCAGTTGAAATGCTGGTGGTAGTTTCCTTTACTCTATCATGAACTTTAAACATTAGCTTAGAGTGGTAGAGTAAGTTACATTAAGCTGATCACCAGAAGATACAACTTTACCAGCACCAAACAAACCATATGAATACAAAATTGCATTTGCGGTTGCAGTATCAGAAACTACACCTAAGTTACCTACAGCAGCAGCATTAAGAAGATTCAATGAAACTCCATAAATTGTACCACCAGCACCAGCAATCGTTGCATTAACTGCAGCAGAAGTTGATTTAACTCCAGAAGCTGAAGCTGAAAATTGTGGAGAACCACGTGTAGCAATGACCGTGTTAGCAATCTCAGTAAATACATGAACTGCATATGTGAATGTAGCTAGAGCAGCGGTGTTTGAATTAACGAAACCCATTCTGAAAAACATATTCACTGAAGCAAGAGCACCTGTACCTGCAGAGCCAGCAATCATGGTAGTATTCAAAAGGAAATCTTTTCCTTGTGTAGTTACCAGATTATCAAACTCTTCGACCCATTTTAGATTACCTTCTGAGTCTAAGCAAGTGGCAACATAACGACCATGTGCTTCCATTTGATTTGATTGATTGGCACCACGAGTTACTGATGCGGTTACGATATCCGTTGATGTTGATTTTTCCATTTTAAATTTCCTTTTGTTTATATATTTATATTTAATGTTATAGACACTGGATTATAAGCAGGGTCAGTAATTGCTGCTCGTTGTCCAGCATCAAGAGCAAATTCGTATGTAGTATCGGTTGTAGTTAAAATTTGTGTCCAAATACACCCAGGAATAACTGAGCCAGATTGTTTTAAAGATACCGTTAAATTATTTCCGATAGGGCTAGAACCTCTGACTTTAAGAACTACGTTTGAGCCTACTGGATATATAAAATGAGGTAAGGCTAATTCTGTAGTTCCTGCTAAGGTAGTACTGATATAATCTGCATCCGATGGTGTTGTTGGTTCGTCTACCACCGTACATAAATCTACCGTTGCTGGTATTAATCCTATTGTTGACGAAATTCTGCGTTTATAAGATTGATCGGCATTAGCATTATGAGATAATAATCCTGTTGGTCCCTCTACTGCATTTAATTTATATGATGATGTAAGTCTGTAGCTAATAGGGGTGGATGCTACGTCAGTAAATCCGATTGGCGGTGCTCCCATAGCAGTGCCAGTTTGTCCTTGAAACCATATCGCATAAACTGCATCACCAGCTTTTACGTCTATAGATGGTGTAGAATAATCTCCTGCAGGATTGCTAGTTCTATTAGCTATAGCGGATGTTCTTATTGGGCTTGTTAAATTAACATTAGCCCATGCAGTAATTCTTAAAATTCCTACCTGAAAGGGTATACTCGATAATACTATTGAGGCTACATCACCTCTAGCCAACCAAGTCGATAAGTTAGAATAAGATTCTCCTACAGCATTTAACAAAGTCCACCCAGCCGACATTGATGGTTCAGTAGCTATTGGCGCCCCATTGAATACAGATACTTCAGCAATTAAAATATCAGTATCTAATGTCCCAACAGGTTTTATTCCTGTTAATCCGTCAATCGTGCCAGTTACTTCTGCATACCCTCTAAACTCAATAGATTTATTTACATTAGCAATCCAAGTACCCGCAGAAATATCTCTGGATGGCTGAACTACAGATACATCATGTAGTTCAGAAGTTGCACCTTGTAGAAGTACCGAAAACCACATTATCCAGCTTTCCAGTAAGAGATTCTAGCGTAACCATCACCACCTTTTCCACCGACAGCCGAACCGCCTGCACCACCCCCGCCTGATCCATATCCAGTAGCGGCAGCGCCATTTACTCCACCATTTCCGCCCTTACCACCTTTGCCAAATAATGAAAATGCACCACAACCACCACCACCATAAGAGTTTGTTCCTGTAGTTGAACCTGTGCCACCGCCAGCACCAGTACCCATAAAAGCTTGTGCCCATCGATTTCCCTGTGATGCGTTACCCCCATTACTACCAGCAACAGATGCCACAGAATTTGAGCCGCCACCGCCACCACCAGAAGCACTCCATGTAACACCATCAAATGCTGCAGTAAAAGCAAGCTCGCCGCCAACGCCGCCACCACCACCAATAGCACCAGCAGCGCCAACAGTAGCTTGTACGCCACCACTCACGCCACCACTCACGCCACCAGACCCCAATGTTGCAGCACCTGTTACCGGTCCCACTGTTGCCGCCCCATACAGTAGTAAACTTCCATCTATTGCAGTTAAGGGTAATAACCCAGTTATAGTAGTATTACCACCAGACCCAGCGAAAGCACCACCACCAGCACCATTAGACCCTACTCCCACAGTTACAGTTAACGTAGATAATGGATTAGCAGACGCCCTAGCACCGATAATAGACATAGCACTGCCACCTCCACCTCCACCTCCATTATAGATATTACCAGTACCACCAGACCCACCCCCAGCACCGCCTCCGCAACCGTCTATAGTAAGTTCAGCAACACCCTCTGGCACAATCCAAGACCAAGGACCATTAGGTGATGTAACATCAGCAACACCATTTGTGACAATTCCTGTACCACGAATAAACTCAACGACATATTGCTTAGGAACCATTGAAGGCCCAACACTGCCTTCTGGTGCTCTGATAGACCAAACGATTGATCGGTCAGTGCCTGCAGTTTTTCTAAGAGTTATATCCCATCCAGATAATAATGCAAATGCTGGTATAACATAAAGTGGTTCAGATTGAACACCGGAAATTGCTATATGTTGAATTACTCTTTGAGTAGCTCCAACCGTAGCTTTTTCTTTGATTAAAATTTCGTATGATTCGGTTGCAGTTAATGTGCTAAAATCAATGAAGGCTTGGTAGATACCAGAAACTGTGTTACTAGCTAATGTTGTTGATGCACTAACTATACTGAATTCAGTAGACCCTATTGTGGCAGAGCCACCATGTGTTTGAGTTAATGCCATTTAATCTGCACTCCAGTATGTAAATCTTATGTATGCATCACCACCAGCACCACCAGCAGCATTACCACCACCACCACCACCGCCGTAACCATATCCAGTGCCAGCAGATGCTGGAGAATTGCCGTTACCAGCATTACCAGGACGACCAAATAATGAGTAACCACCGGCACCACCGCCACCAAAACTTTGAGTCGTGTTTGTTGTTCCTGTAGAGGACATAACTGACTGCGGCACAAATGCATGTGGTGCGTTATACCCACCATTTGCCCCTGCTACAGTTACTGTAGTGGATGCACCACCACCACCACCTGCAGAAGCAAACCATTCTCCAGCATTACCCATTGATATAACTGCAAAACCACCACCAGAGCCAACAGTCGGAGATGCTTGAGTTGTTCCTCCCCCTGCCCCAGAAGCCATTCTTCCTGCCCAAGCATCGTCATTACCAGCATTAGCCCCAGTTCCTCCGCCACCAGAAGTACCAGCATTACCAACTTGACTCAAACGAAATTTAAATGTACCAGAAACCGGACTCACTGTATATTGCGAGGCAAGAGTCATTACAGTATTGCCAAGACCAGTAATAGTCGTTTGTCCAGAAGCGGCACCAGCAGCACCAGCAGCACCACCTCCACCGCCAGCAGTTAATGTAACAGTTACGTTATTGCCAGGTATTAGCCATAATTTAAATCCAGTAACACAGGCACCACTACCACCACCTCCGCCCCCAGCCATTGAGTTTCCAACATTGTATCCTCCGCCCCCACCAGACCCAGAATTACAACCATCCATTGTTGCTTCAGCGACTCCATAAGGAACCGCCCAAGTCCAAGGTCCATTCAACGATGTAGCATCAACAACGCCATCAGTAACAACCCCTGTACCACGGATAAACTCTACAACATGCTGTCTTAATCTAGCCCCACCAATCATGGTGCTACCCCTGCTAAAATCTGTGCTGGACGATCTACCCCAATAAGACCTAAAGCAGCATAAAGTCCAAGCATTGGCGGAATCGCTGGGTCTTCAAGATGCACTTCCGATGCAGCATAAAAATTCTTATATCCAGTTCGCAGACTTCTTTTTTGTTCAGCAGTCAGCAAAGCATTTGTTTCAAAAGTGACTTCCAATTCATCACAAAGTTCTTGCTCTGCAATCGTAAATAATCTTCTGAATTCTAGATGAGTCAGGACTTTTTTTGTTATAATAGGGAGTGGTTCAGGTGCAGTGAAAACACCATCAGCGTAAGTAAATCCTACACTCTCAGAACCAGTTTGTTCAAGACACAAATAATCTGGATAAAATAAAAGTGCTCTCTCAACTGAATCAGCAGAAATGCAGTTTTCAACTTTACCGTCTTTAATTAATAACACATTCATTATATATTATCCTAAAATTAAGTTGGTTGGTTTGAAGTATATGTGATATTAGCAATAGGAAAGTTAATGGTATTTCCTGATGTAATTGGTTGGTTTGAAGTTTCATCAGTAACCCAAATAACATTTGCAGAACCATCGGTAAATGCAATATGTAAATCTGGTGATGCTGAAGTTGCTGTTGCCAATCCACTTTTATTATTGGTAGTTGCGGTTAAAACTCTATTATTTCCAGAAGACGTGATATTGAAATCACCAGAAACCATAGTAACACCAGCGTTCAATTTATTTGCAACCACAGTCGCATATGAATCGCCAGCAGCGTATGTGCTCAAAAGCAACATCTGTGTTGCTGTATTTTTAATATCATTTAGGCCATTATCTAAAACGCCTGCTCGTACCCATTTAGCCATTTATATACCTCTTTAAGATGTGGTTGTTTTTATTATTTATACTAAGATTCATTAGCAATTTTTTCGTGCCAATTTATTTTATCTTGGGCTGTCCTACGAATCGACTGATTAGGATGATTTAGCGCAGCTTTCCAATGTTCCATTTTTGAATTTTTTTGACTCACTGCAGATAATGCGGTTTCGTGATCTTTATTTTTAAGAGCATCATGTATGTTTTCATCTGATGCATTAGGATGCATCGCTGCAATATGTCTTACTCTTGGAGTGTCATTTTTTAATGCTTCTTTGATGTTATCGCTATTTGCGTGTATGTTACTTATGGCACCAATTTTAACCATTTGATCAGAATCCTTTAGAGCTTTGCTTATATTCTCTGGCGTAGCATTTTTATGTTTTGCTGCCCATCTGCGAACCAGTGGAGCTTCATCATCTAATGCAGCATGGATATGTGAACCAGCTATACTAGGATGCTCTAAGGTCGCTAATTTTTGGTACGAATTCCCAGTTTTTAATGCTTTATGTAAGGTTTCATCCGTGGCATTATGATTATATTTTGCTGGTGTATTGTCGTCATCATATAAATCCTCGTGCTTAGTGTGTATAGCATCTTCATGGTGAATTGGATAGTGATGTTTCGTGAATTTATCTACAGCAGCATTAGCAGTTTCTGGAAATGCTCCATATTTTTTCTGCTCTCGATGATATGAAATATTATTACCATCGTCAGATACATGTTTTTTGATTAAAGTTCTACCTAAAATATCTTTAGAATCGTATTCACCATGTTCGTTTGGTTTTGCGTCCTTATGAACATGTAATGCAGACATAGTACCATGATGCAACTCATGAGTCATTGCTTCCCATGCTGGACCAGGAACATAACCATCTTTTACCGCTTTTGCACAAGAATCCCAATGAGTGCCAGTTGATGCAGAGGCTACTTCGCCTTTGTGTCTGCTGATTACAAGTTTTGAATTTCCATCTTCTGATTTATTTCTATGATAATGACCATAAGAATCAACAATATGTTGTGGAGCTTTTGCTTGTCCAAGATATTTTGTCGTCTTTACAGTTCTCCCTGATTTTAATATCACATGTTCATTATCTTCATGACTTTTATCTCCCTTTGAATGAATGTACTCTTTAACCGAATCTGGCATATCATTCTTAAAAGGAATCTCAATATGATGATTTCCTTTACCAAAAACTTTATCATGCATTTTCTGTGTTTTTGAATCAACTTTGGTATCTAGTAGATGTTTTGTTTCTTTTTCGCCGATAGCTTTATGCAAATCTTTGGTTGATTCTGACAACTGAATATATTCTTTGAATCTCATTTTTAATCCTTTGGAATATTTAGTACAATATTATTTTCCCAATAACTTTTCTTACCAATATAAGCAGATTCGCCTTTTTTAACCAAAGGTTTCCATGCTTCTGATCTTTTTTTGCTTTTCTCCACGTCAAACCCCTTGTAGTCATCACCAACCCACTGATGCTTATGATGCCATATCCAAGGGTCTTTTAACGCCTTGGTGGTCTTTGTGGTGCCATCTGTATTGACTTTAACGCTGTCACCAACTGTCGGTTCTGGAGCAGTATCAAAATCATGCGATTTGATAAATGACATTGAATTTGTTTTTCTGTCATGCTTTACTGCGGCATAATCAAAATCTTTTGGTAAATGTGTGTTCGTAGTCTTTATGGACGTAAGTACAACCACCAATATCTTTACCAATTTTCTTTTCTTTTATTTCTGCAAGGTATTCTTTGAATGATTTCATTTAGTATAAATATTAAACAACTTATTATATTTATCCTAACATGAAAACTTTATACGATTTCTTAATTGAGGCTATAGAACATAAAATAGCTGGTCAAATAGGCTCAGCAACAACTCAAGTTGCCACAACTGGCGGGTCATTTGAAAAATCAGGAGCAGAACTTAAAGATAAAATTCCAGATAACGGAAGAGTATTAAATTATGGTGCTGGATTAGATCATACGACAGAAGCATTAAAAAAAGGTCTTGGTGGAAAAGATTCTAAGCATAAAGTAGAAGATTACGAACCATTTCCAGAAAGAAGAAAATCTAAACCGACATATATTAAATCTGAAGATATTCCTACAGATTCACATCATGCGGTAGTTTGCCATAACGTAGTTAATGTTGTTGACCGTGAGACTAGGGATCATATTATGCACCACATATTTTCTACAACAAAAGAAGGTGGACATATTCATATCATCGCCAGAAAATTTAAAGGTGATGTTGATGGTGCAAAAAATGCTAGACCAGGAAATGAAAAAGGTTCTTTGTTAATTAAAAAAGGCAGTCAGGAAGTTTACCAAAAAGGTTTTGATGGTAGTGAACTTAGTGATTATGTAAAAGACCTGGCAGAAAAGCACGGTCATAAAGTAGAAGTATCTAAACTTGGTTTTGGTGCATCTGGAGTAAAAATTAAAATGATTAAAAAGAATAAGGAATAAGTCATGTTATCATTCAAAGAATTTCTGCAAAATGTAATTGTTGAAAATTTGCACCCAGAATTGCAGAGTGTTGTAACTTCAACAAATTCTAACATTTCAAAACAAACTCAGTTATCTAAAAAGATAAAAGATTTGACTTCTCGTGGAGAATCTACTGGTATTGAAGGTAATATGCCAAAAGGATCATCGAGAGCATATCTACAACATAAAGACGAACACCACACTGTGATTGATGGTAAACCTGCTTCATTTAAAACGGGAACTAAAGTAGCTATAACCGCCACTTTAGACAAACATCACAATAAAAAAGCATATGATGGTAAGAATTTAGGTCAGATGCAAAATGAGGCTGAAGGTGGTGATCATTGGGCAAATAAAAATTACAGAATTCTTACTAAACATGATGATAAAAACGAATATACTACAAATAAAGAATCTGGAATATTTCCACCTTTAGTTGATCATGATCATGATCATCATAATTGGACTCATGTTGGGCATTCAAGAGATATTAAAGGTCCAGAATTTAAAAAACTGACTAAATGTAAGTCTCATCCAGAGGGCATATCACATAAAGATTTTTGTGAATCTATGGAGAGATTTCATAATAGAAATAATGGTAAACATTGGACTCAAAGTGAAGGAAGAGAACATCAACTCGATCATATAGATAGTCATCCATTGGTTCAAAAATTTCAAGATTATCATGGGAACACTGGAGCACCACCACATGATTATAGACAAATTAAAAACATGGGAGTTTTTGAGCATCCAGATGGCTCAAAGCACATTGTTGCTAGAGATCATGGATTTAATTCTGACGTTCAAAGAGCGTATCAAGTAGCAAATAAAAACAGAAATATACACGAATTTAATAGATATAGATAATATGGAATACTTAAAAGCAATTATTGATATATTCACAAATAATATAGGAATATTAAATAATATTATATTAGCTGGTTTCTTTTTATTTTTCGTTTATATAATAAACAAAGCAAGCAAAGATAAACATAACAAATTAAATTGGGCTGATATGTTTTTGGATTCTAAAACCCAAAAAATGTCATTAACAAAAGTTGGAAATTTCTGGGGTATTGGAATTTCAAGCTGGATAGCTATTTACTTTGCTCAGAAAATCCCAGCAGATAAAATTGCAGATTTGTATTCCTATGTTTTCGGAATTTGGATGGCATTCCTACTGGGTTCATATTCTGTATCGTCTGTTTTGAAAACAAAAGATGGAAGTGTAACTGAAATAAAAAAAGAAAGTGAAAAAGAATGACTTGTAATGTAGAACAAATTGGTCAACTTTTGTCATATGACGGTTCACCGGTGTCATTTGATGCTCTAGGACAACATGCATTCAAAATGGATTTTGCAAAAATTCCAAACACTATGTTTTTTCTGCAAGGTGTTACATTTCCTGGACTTTCAGTTTCCATTGTAGAACAAGCAACACCACATCTGGATTTTCAGGAAATAGGAACAAAAGTTAGATATGATCCTTTGATAATCCATTTCTTAGTAGATGCAAGAATGAGAAATCATTTTGAAATAACTAATTGGTTAAAGGAAATGACAGAAGCAAGAAATCAACGAGAGTATGTTTCTGATGCTTTGATGACCATCAATGACTCCATGCAAATAAGATTCATTGATGCTTTCCCTGTTAGCATCGGAAGTATTGAATTTGTTTCAAATCAAGATTCGTTGAAATATATCCAATGTTCAGCAACATTTAATTTTGACTGGTTTGAAATAATTCCAATCTAAATTCTTGATGTTTGTAAAATAAATTCTAAAACACCAGAATTACTGAGCGAAGCGAAGGCGAACGAAGTGAGCTAAGAATCTCATTTGCAAACTAGAATTTCTGGTTCAATTTCTGAACACAATTACCACCAAAAATATAAAAGTTTCTAATTGGTTTCTTAGCTCACTTCGTTCGCCTTCGCTTCGCTCAGTAATTCTGGTGTTTTAGAATTTATTTAAAATCATTTCTAGAAACCATTAAAATTTATCACTTACGACTAAATATATTCTCTTAATTAGAGGGGACTGCGAGAGCTTAACAGGTTCTATGGTTCTTGTCAAGCACTTTCTTCAAATTGACCATACTTCCCGATGAACGGCAGTGATTAGCCGATGAACGGTAAACATTTGTAAGTTTCTGTAAGGCCGCCTTTTTGCTGTTTCTAGTGTTTTCCATAGGAATTCTGCTTTTCAGGTTAAAATAGGACACTAAATAGGAAGTCAACCAAACGTGACTTGAGGACTAAATTATGAAACTTACCATTGACGACATCATTGCAGAGTGGAAAGCAGACAACACTATCGATGAAACCAAGCTACCGTCAGAGCTAATGAAGACACCACTGCTTCATTCAAAATATCTTGAGGTCTATCTTCAGATCAAAAGAAAATTCATTGCAGCCACAGCATCCTACAACAAGCTAAAATTCCTAAGAAAGAAATATTTCAGAGGCGAAATGACTCGGGAAGAACTTGATGCTCAAGGATGGGGCCAATATCAGGGTCTGAAAATGTCTCAGACCGAATTCAATTCAATGTCAGAAATTGATCCTATGCTTAGTGACGAATGGGTCAAAGTTGAGTACCTAAAGAGTCTTGTTGAAGGTCTTACCTACATTCTCAAAGAAATCCAAAACAGAGGTTATACCATAAAAACGATGGTAGAGTACAACAAAATGATGATGGGTGGCTAAAATGACAGACAATGTTACCATAACAAAGTTCAATGAAGTCTGGTTTTATGTCGAATGCTCTACTGACATAAAGTACGAATTGAATGATCATTTTCAGTTTGAGGCTAACAACGCCAAATATCATCCATTGGTAAAGCTTGGTCGATGGGATGGTATGATCAGGATGTTCAATCCTCAAAAATCATTGCTACACATCGGATTGCTGCCACTTTTAGAAGATTTTTGTCAGGCTAGAGAGTACACCTTATCGTTTAAAAATCATCCAGAGTTTGGCAGTCCAGTTTATGTTTCTGTGCTACCTGATCAAGATGTTATCGACTATGTTGATTCTTTGGACATTCATTCTGGTGGTAATAAGATAACTCCATATGATTATCAGTATGATGCTATTAAATTGGGAGTATTGAAGCGAAGAGCAGTATGCATTAGCGCAACAGGTTCTGGCAAAAGTCTCATGATTTACGGCATATCCAGACATACACTTTCATTGGGATATAAGGTTTTGATCATTTGTCCTACGGTTCAGCTTACCGAACAAATGGCATCAGATTTTGCTGATTACTCCAGCCACAACGGATGGGATGCAGAATCAAATATTCACAAGATTCATTCTGGAAAAGAAAAAGAGTCAAATAAATCTATTACGATTTCTACTTGGCAGAGTCTGTTAAAGATGCCAGCCGAATATTTCAATAAATTTTCATGTGTTATCTGTGACGAAGTGCATCTGGCATCTGGCAAATCCATAACTGATATTATGGAAAAATGCACAGATGCAAATATTAGACTTGGATTTACTGGTTCCTTGGATAAGAGTTTGACAAATAAACTTCAGATTCAGGCGTTATTTGGAAAAATAACTAAAGTATCATCATCAAGAGATTTGATTGATAAGGGGCACTTGACAGAAATCAAAATATCTGCTATAATGCTTGATTACTCTGTAAATACCAAAGCAGCATTAAAGTTATTCCTTGATAAAGACAAGAAAACTGCATATCAGAGAGAAATTAAATTTTTAACTGCGCATGAAAAGAGAAATAAATTCATTTCAAATTTGGCTGCTTCTACAAAAGAAAATACTTTGGTATTTTTTAACTTAATTGAGCACGGTAAAACATTATTTGAGTTGATAAAAGAAAAAGCACCAGATAAAAAAGTTTACTTTATTGACGGTCATGTAGATGTAGATATTCGTGAGGAATATAGAGAAGAAATTGAAGCTAGGAATGATCTTGTTATCGTAGCATCTAGCCAAACTTCAGCAACTGGAGTTAATTTTAAAAATCTGCATCACATTGTTTTTGCTGCTCCGACAAAATCTTTGGTTAGGGTCTTACAATCGATTGGTAGAGGTCTGAGAAAATCAAAAGGAAAAGATATAGTTAAGCTATATGACATTGGTGATAATTTAACGAAATCGAAAGTTAAAAAGAACCATACTTATAATCATTTTATTGAAAGGTTGGCCATTTATGCTAAAGAAGATTTTTCCTACAAACTTATTGATTTGGTTATCGAAAAATGACAAATAGCCCATTCGTATGTATTAAATTACAATCTGGAGAAACATTATTTGCCGAAGTTATTAGCAACACCAAAGAAAAAATAAGAGTATTGCATCCGATGCTTACTAAAACTTCTGTGATGCAAAACAAACAAGATGGCTTTATGCTGTCCAATTGGATTCCGTGGGTAGACGAAGTAGAATTTGATATTTCTTTATTCCAGATCATTTATATCGGCGCATTGAAAGAAATGTTTATTAAATTTTATGGCTCAAATGTCATTAAAGAAGAATTTAATAAAATAAATGCTAGGGGGTTTGCTAGGGTAGAAGATGGTGAAAATCCTAAAGTTGTTACCGCTGAAATTGTTGAAGAAATGAGAAACTTACTTGATTTGTATTCGATGAAATATAATTTAGATTCCGACGAATTTAAAGAAAGATTTTCTTTGGATGAAATTGATACCGACACCGATACTAAAAAAGTTTTACATTAAGGGGTTCAATGGCATCAAAAAATTATGTAAATAATAAGGACTTTTTAAACAGCCTTATTGCTAGAAAAGAAGAAAATGAAAGGTTGGCGCTAGAAGGAAAAGAAAAAGCACCGATCAGCAGATATCTAGGTCATGTTGTTATGGAGATTGCTAGACGATTGGCATACCGACCTAATTTCATAAATTATAGCTATCGTGAGGATTTGATTGGTGATGCTATCGAAGTTGGTCTAAAAGGACTTGACAAATTTGATTGTTCTTATGAAAATCCTTTTGCTTACATCACTCAAATCATGTGGAATGCCTTCATTCGCAGAATACAAATTGAGAATGGACAGCAGGCGATTAAGGGTGCTTTAATAGCCGATATGCCACTTAGTGAGTTGTTTGATACCCAAGAGCATGACGAAGATGGCATTCAATATTCATCGCATATCATGAGCTACCTAAGAGATAATAATTTTTATCATGCATCGGTTGAAGTCTCTGACGTAAAAACAATCGAAGTAAAAGATGGTAAAAAGCCTAGTGGTTTAGAAGTATTTTTTGAGTGATTTATGGCACGTATTATTTTGCTTGGGGACACCCACGTAGGTGTTAGAAATGCTAGCCCAATCCTGTGTGACTATCAGATAAAGTTTTTCAAAGAGTTGCTATTTCCATACATGAAAAAGAATGGATTGACAACGATTTTTCAAACTGGTGATGTTTTCGACACAAGAAAATTCAGCAATCATTTTATCATCGATAAATGGAAGCGCGATGTTTTCGATTACATGCAAGAAAACAACATAATTTTTCATTGCATCATTGGAAACCACGATGCTCTTTACAAAAACACTCTTAGCGTCAATTCGCCGACTCTGTTTTTATCATCGTACAAAAATGTTATCGTCCACTCAACACCAGAAGATATAGATTTTGATGGCACATCGATTTTAGCTCTACCTTGGATTTGCCAAGACAACCAAGCAGAGTCATATGATAAAATAAGGACTTCAAAATCACCTATCGTTATTGGACACCTTGAGTTGGCAAAGTTTGAAATGTATCGTGGGCAGCTTTGTGAATATGGAATGGATCACACACTTTTTGAAAAATATGAACATGTTTTCTCTGGACATTTTCATCATAAAAGTGACTACGGAAACATTGCTTACCTTGGATGCCCTTACGAATTCACGTGGATAGATTACAATGACCCAAGAGGGTTTCATGTTTTTGACACTAAGACATATAAAAATAAATTTGTCCAAAATAAGGACACTTTGTTTAGAAAAGTAGAGTATAATGATAAGGATAAAGACTCCAGCTATTGGAAGTCTTTTGATATGGCTTTGTATAAGGACAAATATGTAAAATTAGTTGTTGTCAATAAAACCGACATTATTCAGTTTGACATGCTGGTCGCGTCTTTTTATGCTTCTGGTGCTGCAGACTTTAAGATCGTTGAAGATTTAATTGAAGATGACGTAGAGATTGATGATGAGATTGAAACTGAGGCGTCCATTGATTTGGTTGATCTTTATATCGATGCCTTCAATTTTGATGGAGACAAGGTTAAACTTAAAACAATGATGAAGTCTTTATACGTTGAAGCTCTCGCAACATTGGAGTAAAATTTGATAAAATTTGAATATATACAGGCACAGAATTTTATGTCTGTCGGGAACTCACCTATTAAAATCGAAGTCAATAAAGATCAGTCTACCCTAGTAACTGGTAAAAATGGTTCTGGAAAATCACAGTTGTTACCAGATGGTATGTGTTTTTGTTTGTACGGAAAGCCCTATAGGAACATCAATAAACCGAACTTGATAAATTCAATCAACGGTAAAAAGTGTTTGGTAGAAGTTGGATTCTCATCAAACGGTAAATCCTATCTTGTTAAGCGAGGCATGAAGCCAACAATTTTTGAAATTTATGAAAATGAAAAGTTGTTGAATCAGGATGCAGACTCAAGAGATTACCAAAAAATTCTTGAGCAGCAAATTCTTAAAATGAATTATCGGGCATTCACTCAGGTCGTTATTATCGGTACAGCAGCGTTTGTTCCTTTTATGAAATTAAAACCAGAACATCGTAGAGAATTCATTGAGGATTTGCTTGATATCAGAGTGTTTTCTGTGATGAATAAGCATTTGGCGGTCAAGGTAAAAGAGGTCAAAGACGAGCTGAAATTGGTGACTGCTGAGATTGCTTCAGCGAAAGAAATTATTGCTGTTATAGAAGGTCATGTTGAATCCCATAAAGACGATCTAAAAAATAAAATTGCATCTCTTAAATCTGAAAAACAGACAATAGTAGATGCTTCAAAATTGATAGTAGAAGAAAAAGAAGCATTGGATGATTATTTGGGCAATAAATTGGTATCAATTGATACCATGAAATCGTATCAAAAAGCACATGAAAAAACTAAGGAAACAAAAAGAACGATAGAATTTAAGCGCGATAAATATGTTGCAGAGTTAGAAAATTTGGCGGAGGTTTGTTATGCCTGCTCTCAAAAATTACCCCACGAACACAAAGAAACTTTACGGATTTCCATCCAAGAAAACATAGACAACTGCGACAAAACAATAGCATTGTGTGTCTCAAGGGAAGTAGAGTTGATCGAGTCATATAAAAATTTGAGTGATCTTACGCAAGAGGCGATCCAAATCGAAAATCAGATTCATTTTAAAAATGAGAAAATTTATGGGAATTCTCTTCTGATTAAAAAAATCAATAGTGATTTTTTGGGATTGGAGAATGATTTGTCCAAAGAAACGCCAGACAAATCAAAGCTAAAATCTACAGCCAAGAAAATTATTTCTTTGGTTAAACGAAAAAAAGAGTTGCTAGAGACTCAACAGCTTCAATCGGCAGCGCAAGTATTATTGCATGATAGCGGAATTAAATCTAAAATTATCAAGCAATACATTCCAACTATCAACAAATTTGTTAACAAATATCTGAATAAGCTGGACCTTTTTGTGAATTTTAATTTAGACGAAAATTTCAATGAGGTCGTTAAATCGAGACATCGTGATCAGTTCACATATGATTCTTTCAGCGAGGGAGAAAAAACACGGATTTCTCTAGCTTTAATTTTCACTTGGAGAGCAATTGCTGCTATGAAAAATTCAGTGAATGCTAATTTAATCGTGCTTGATGAAGTGGCTGATGCGTCGATGGACACAGAAGGGTTTGATCAATGTGTGAATTTATTTCATAGTATGAAAAACAACAATGTGTTTGTAGTTTCACATCGTGAAATTATCTCTGATAAATTTGATGCTGTCCTAAAATTTGAAAAAAAGAACAATTTTACTTCTATAACGCAATAATTTGTGGTACTATATAGACTTCACTACTAATAAAGTTTACTATGATAACGTATGACGATGACTCTATTCGATGCACTAAAGATTTTGATGCTGTCAACTTTTCTTTGCCTGAACCAGAAGTGTCTGTTTTTAGCTACACAGAAGAATTAAATGATGTTTTTTTGCAGTGGTCTGAGATTGATCTAAAAAGCATGGTATACTCTAGTTCTTCCAAACACCTTTTAGACGAATAAAATGCAATTAAATCAGCATAGCAACCCAAGCACTTCCAACATTGCATCCAAGGTGCAATTCGGGATTTCAAAGAACAGCACAAAGTTGTTCTCGATGTTGTCTACTTCATTGTATAGCAACAAAGAGCTTGCTGTGCTGTTTGAAATTGGAGCAAATTGCTCTGATGCACATGCTTTGAATGGCAATCAATACAAGCCTTGGGATTTGATTTGCCCAACGTCACTCGATCCAACAATTCGCTTTCGTGATTATGGGCCAGGTTTGTCTGAAGATCAGGTTTATTCTCTGCTGACAACTTATGGTGAATCCACAAAAGCAAATTCCAATGAGTTCATTGGAGCTTATGGTATTGGGTCAAAATCACCAGCAGCAGTGACTTCAAACTGGACTGTCATCAGCCGATTTGAAGGTGTGCTGACTGAATACTTGGTGTTCATTGACCAAAATGGTGTCCCTTCATTGTCAAAGATTCGTGAAGATTTGGATGATGTTTCTGGTCTTGAGGTTATCATTCCAGTGACACTAAATCGTTTTTATCTTTGGACTGACAAGATCAAAGTTGCTTATGCAAATTATAAGGTTCGCCCGAATGTAATCAATTATGTGCCATCTTATCCAGAAAATACCTCAGTAGCTTCTGGGGAAAATTGGAATTTGCATGGCGCAGTTTCGTATGGTAATCAGATTAAGTTTATTACTACGCAACGGGAATACAGCTTTTCCGACAACGTAAAACATGAATTTGAAAAAGAAGATTTCATGAAGTTGTTGAGCACATCTATAAGTGTTCATTTTCCGATTGGTACTTTGGAAACATCTTTGTCTCGGGAAGATATTCAATACACACGCCACACGATTGAAAATATTCGCAAAACAATGCGTCAGGTTTTTGCTGATGTTCGTGCGGAAATTGACACTATCTTAGCGCCCTCTACAGATCGTTTTCAGTTTTGTGAGAATGTCTATCTTGCTGCCAACAAATTTTTTGGTAGCGATGGTGGAATTTTGCAAATTCTGCAGATTGCAAGCCCTAATACATTCGGTATTGTCAATCGTGAAAATTTGCGTAACTATGAATTGAAGTTACAAAACTTTGAAAAAGAATGCAAGCCTAAAATCTTTAATGGTATTTCTTCAGTCAATGCTTTGACGAATCGATCAACCTGCTTTAAGTCTTTCAATATCATGATGGATAAAACTCATGGTTTGATTGATAATTTTACCGTTAAATTATCAATGTCGGCTATTGGTAGAATCGTTATCGTTATTAATGATAGCAAAAATACCATCGCTAAAGTCAAATATAATCTAAAAGGAAAATATGCTCTTATTTCTGATAAAAACGTATTCCCTGAAGAATTGCAGCGACTTGTTATTCTATCGTCTTCGCTTGCATTGGCTCCAAAAGAAGTTAAGGTAAAAGTAAAGCGAGTTAAGCCAGCTTATGATATGTGGGAAATTCGTAAGAACTCGTTTGGACGTGTAGATTACAACACTCTTACTGACATGTCACACCCTTATGTTGCAGTTTCATTCACTGACAGTTTCAAAACTTCCAGTATGTCAACATTGCATTATAAATTGTGGCAAGCACTTAAAGACGATTCTAGCCTTAATATTGTTGCTCGTAAAGAAGGGGCAGACCTACCAAAGAATGTGGTAGACATTGAAGAATATGCTAACAATTATGTAGCAACCCATAACACAGATGCTTTTTTCATAGAGCACAATGCTTACAATTTAATCAACCAAATTGATTATGATTATTCTTTTGCTGTCAATAGGCTAAAATCATCATCTATTTGTACAACTGGAAATAGCAAATGGAATGAACTACAGCAAATGATAAAAACTGCGAGGTCTACTGCACCAAAAGACTCTGAAATTTCAACCAAAATTTATAACACGCTGTTGCGTATTTGTACCATCCTTGGTGTTGCACCAAAGACACAACAATCATCAATGACACTTGACCAAATCAAGAATTCGTTGTATACTACATATCCTATGCTAAAGTATGTTAACAGAGATGTTGATATGACTGCGCTAGAATCTTATCTTAATTTAACCGGAAAATAAGGAATCATCATGACACATACTTTTTTTATGACGGACGATCAAGTAACATTGATCAATTTGAGCAATGGCAATCGAGTTACCATCCATAGTGGCGACTCTCGTTTTGCAGAATTTTCAAAACTGGTGGCTGAAGGTGATTTTGTAAAAGCAGAATCCCTTGACGTTAAGGCAGTCGTTGCCACATTTGCCAGTGACTCAAATACCAAAGATTTTCGCGTGGAAATCAAAAATGGCGTCGGTTCTATCTACATTAACAATGTTTCTTATTTGCTTGAGCAAACTATTGTTAACAAGATCATCAAGATGCAGGCTCAGGGATTTGATTCTAAGCCATTGATTGCTTTCCTGAAGAATTTGTATAACAACCCAAGCAAGGTTGCCGTTCAAGAGCTTTATTTGTTCTTGGAAAAAGCAGAATTGCCAATTACTACAGATGGTTGCTTTATTGCATACAAGGTAATCCGCAACAATTACCTAGATATTCATTCTTCTACGTTTGATAACTCAGTTGGTGCAGTGTGCTCAATGCCTCGCTTTGAAGTGGACGATGTTCGTTCAAATACATGTTCAGCTGGTTTGCATTTTTGCAGTCGCAGTTATCTATCTCAGTTTGGTTCTGGCCGCATGGACGATGACCGTTGCGTCTTGGTTAAGATTAATCCTGCTGATGTGGTGTCTATTCCATCCGATTACAACAATGCAAAAGGACGCACATGCCGCTATGAAGTTGTTGGTGAAGTTACCGCCGAAAACTGGCGCAGTGATTTGACAAACAAGGACTTTACTGAAAGTGCTGTGGTCGATGATTATGACGAAGATGAAGACGAGTATGACGAAGACGAATTTGATGAAGCTGAAGCTGAATATAAAACATTTTCGCAAACATTGGCTTCTCGTATCGTAGACGATGGTTACTATTTTGATGATACAGTTGATCGTTGGCGCAATGAGTCAGGTCGGATGGTTTCTCGTGTGACACTATCTGATCTTTTTGATGTCGATGTTTCAGATATCGTAGAACTAGAATAAAAATTCTAACATTTAAAGACCTAACTGTGCTAAAATGGCAGTTAGGTCTTTAACGCATCTAAGGAAATAATGACAAAAGGTATAAAATTTGATCAAGGTAAACCAGAGTATGGTTTGATTCCGCCACATGCTTTACATGAAATGGTTAAGGTGTTGACGGTTGGCGCATCTAAGTATGCTAGAGATAATTGGCAGATTGTGTCAGATCGTGAACGAAGATATTTTGATGCCCTACAACGACATTTATGGGCATGGAAACGAGGCGAAAAATATGATGCTGAAGACGGGTTACACCATTTAGCTCATGCTGCTTGCTGTGTATTTTTTCTATATGAAGTAGATGAAATTTTTGGTGAAAATTTAAATAATGAAGGAAAATAATGTTAATCTCTAAACAAACACTGGATATCGCTAAGAATTTTGCTGCTATTAATAGCAATTTCTTGATTAAGAAAGGCAAAATTCAACAGACAATGAGTGTGTCTCGTGATATTATGGCTGAAATCGAATTCGCAGAAGACTTTCCTCAAGAGGCTGGTATCTTTAATATGAACGAATTCCTTGGAGTAATCTCACTGTTTTCTACTCCAGACTTTGCATTTGATACAAAATATGTCACTGTCAGCGAAGGTAAAAATAAAATCAAATATGTTTATGCTGATGCATCGTTACTAACAGTGCCTAATAAAACTCTCGTTATGCCTACTCCAGAAGTGACCCTTGACCTATCAGAAGATAGCTTAAAAAAGATGCAGAAGGCTGCGAATGTTTTGTCAGTTGGTGATCTAGCTATCATTGGTGATGGTAAGACATTGACCGCAAAAGTGTTTGATATCAAAAATCCGACCAGTAACAATTTTGAATTGGAATTGGGTGAACACACAGGAAACGAGTTTGAAGTTTATTTCAAGTTAGATAAGTTAGTTAAGCTGTATCCTGGCAGCTATACGGTGCAGGTATCGTCTAAGAAAATTAGCCAATTCAAGCACAATGACATTAACCTAAAAGTATGGATTGCGATTGAAGCTAACTCAAAATTTGTTTGATCATGGCGTTATACCAAAAAGAAAATCAGTATGTCTGGAGCGAAAAATTTAGACCCAATAGGATTGCTGATTTAATTTTACCAGAGCATATTAAATCTACCTTGCTTGGATATGTTAAGCAAGGTAAGATTCCAAATCTGCTGTTTTCTGGTGGTGCGGGTCAAGGAAAAACTTCTGCCGCTAGAGCATTGTGTGAAGAGGTAGGTTGTGATTATATTTTAATCAATGCGTCCAATGAAGGTAGCGTTGATGTTCTACGAACAAAAATAACGCAATTTGCGTCCACAACTTCTTTTAGTGATGCTAAAAAAGTTATCATTTTGGATGAATTTGATCATGCTGGTGCTATTTTTTCGGTAGCACTACGAGCATTCATCGAAGAGTATTCATCAAATTGCACTTTTATTTTGACCTGCAATTTTCCAAAAAGAATTATTGAGCCAATTCATTCTCGTTGCGGGTTCGTTGATTTTAAGATTGCAGCTAAAGAACGGCCAGAATTGGCGAATCAATTTTATAAACGTGTCATACAAATTCTCGAAAATGAAAATGTAGAATACGATAAAAAGGTTGTTAGCGAAGTCGTTTCAAAGCACTTTCCAGACTTCAGAAGGTGCCTTAGTGAGCTTCAAAAATATTCTGCGTCTGGTAGGATAGATTCTGGTATTTTGGTCAACATGGACGAGGCATCGTTCAAATTGTTGATAACTTCACTGAAGGCTAAAAAATGGATGGACATGCGCAAATGGGTTTCTAACAATCCAGACATCGATTCTGCTCAGTTTTTCAGAATGTTTTATGATACTGCAGTTCAATTGGTTAAACCAAAATGCATTCCAGAGTTGATTCTTTTGATCAGCCAGTATCAGATTTATGCCTCTCAAGTTGCTGATCAGGAAATTAACAATGTCGCCTTCTTAACGGAAATGCTGACTGGCAGCATTGAATTCAATTGAGTCCATTTGATTATGTGAAGTCATTCTCATCCAAAGAAAATGTTTGGACAGAAGATGATGGCAAAAATTACGAACCGTGGATGATAAATAAAAGCTTATCGTTCATGAAGGATTGTATTTTTGCTGCTAATGAAATGAATAAAAAATTCAACTTGGATAAAAAGTTGCAACATGATTTTCTTTTTAATTTCATTCCAAAGGGTAAAAGATTTGGTGCATGGATGAAAAAAGAAATCGATCCGAATGTTCAAATTATTTCTGAATATTTTTGTATAAATAATGTGTTGGCAGAGAAATATATTTCTCTTCTGACACAAGAACAATTACAAGAAATCAAAAATAAAATGAACAGAGGTGGCAGGTGAATGATGAATTAAATATTGGAGTTGCCGTTGAATTAAAAAATCCAGATGACTTTCTTTTAATCAAAGAGTCATTAACGAGAATTGGTGTAGCTAATATAAAAGATAAAAAGTTATACCAAAGTGTGAATTTACTTCATAAAAGAGGTAAATATTATATTATGCACTTTAAGGAAATGTTTCTGCTAGATGGTAAATCTGCAGACATTTCTGATGAAGATATTGGACGAAGAAATTTGATCGTGTCGTTATTGCAAGATTGGGGTTTGCTCAAAGTTAAAAATTTAGAGCAAATTGCCTTTAAGTCTTCAATGTCAACAATTAAAATTTTATCGTTCGTTGAGAAATCGCAGTGGTCGTGTATCCCTAAATACACAATTGGAAATCGTAAACACTAAATAATGGAGTAAAGTATGGATGAAAAACTAAATTTGTCGCTAGAAGTAAAAGATATTAATAACACTTTGAACGCATTGGGTCAAATGCCTTATGTTCAGGTTGTTGATTTGATTGGAAATATTAAATCACAAGCAGAATCACAGCTACAACGGAAACAGCAACAAGCAGAATCTGTTGAGCAAAAACCGCAGTTTCTACAAGAATCTGCGTAATAAAAATTTGGGGAGTATTTCTCCAAATCATTGATGCCCATTATGGGGTCAATGCCATTTAAATCGTCCTTAAAGGAGAAAATAAAATGAGTATATCACGTCAATATATGCCCAGCAATTGGGTTGGTTTCGAGTCATTTTTTAATGATCTTGATCGTTTGTCTTTATCCGGTGATCGGAGTCCAAATTGGCCCCCATACAACATCAAAAAAATTGATGACACTAACTTTGCAATTGAACTTGCAATTTCTGGTTTCGCAATTAAAGATGTTGTTATTACATCAAAAGAAAACGTCTTGACTATCGTGGGCGATCAGCCAACTACAGATGATAATCAATATATCTACAAAGGTATCGCATCGAGGAAATTTTCAAGGTCGTTCACCATCGCTGATAATGTATTTATCAAAAATGCATCTTTGGTAAATGGTATGTTGACTGTATACCTTGAACGAATTTTACTAGAGGCAAAGAAAATGAAGACAATCGAGATTCTTCCCGATGATCCAGTGCCAAAAATTGCACTGACCTGATCTAAATAATTGAGGGCGCAAGCCCTCTTTTCAATTTCAGGGAGATACAAAAATGCTAAAGTCCTTTGAAAAAGTTTGCTCAAATCAGTGGATTTTCAAAATGTCCGTTGATGATTATATGAAGTCGGTGATGTTGGTTTCTATAAATTTTCCTCATGACTGGACTAACGTAAGATTTTTTAAGTGTGTCGAAGACGCAACACTTTTTGCAAATTGTTTAAATATTCAAGGAAAAATCATAACCTAAGAGTAAAGCATGATACAATTCAGTCTTCAGCAAACACTTTAGGATTGAATCATCATGGCAAACGTCCTCACTGTCGGTATCTTCAATGTTAGCATCGTAGAAATCGGTGAAAAGTATGGTAATGGTGCAGTAAACAATTATTCTGAGCCTTTGGTTGTTTTTCATGACAACCGTTTCGTTCGTCCTGACATTGGTTGGGTTCACGGTCAACAAGTGTCTTCTTATTTGGTGTCTACCATGCTTGAACGTAACTCTCGTTATGGTCTGAACTTGGATGGTGGAATCCCTGAGTGGTCTGTCAGTGCTTCCGACATGAATAAAGTTTCTTTGTGGTTGAACGAATATTTGTTGCAATCCGTAGAATTCTGAGTTATAATTCAGTTCTTCCAATAAACTTCGTAGGATTTTATTATGAAACACGATTCTTGGGTTCCTGCTTGTGGTGGTACTGAATTGCCTTTCAAGACTCGTTCTGGTAAGGTTTTGCAATATATGTGGAACCGTACCACTGGTGATCACGCTTACTACTGTGTGACCGATGATCTTTTCTTGTCTGATGAAGACGCTCGTTTGTATTTAGGAGTTTGATTGTGAATAAAACTGCATGGGTAGCTTGGTCCAATACTGATTTGAATGAGGGTAGAGGGTTAATTTTTCCTCTTTTTGTCTGCGAATTAAAAGAAACCGCATTGCGAAAAGGTAAAGGACATGATGTACAAGGGTCAGATTGTAGCGTCACAGAAGTCGAGCTTGTACAGAAAGGTTCTTTAGTGTATGGTCCTATTGTCCTCATTCCTGGATCAAAAGAAGATATTGCATTAGCAGCCAAAAATAAAATTGCAGACGAACGAAAAGAAAAACTTAAAGAAGTGATAGGTAGAGCTAAAGACCTTGGGATGTCTGATAAAGATATTAATTTGTTGTTGCAAGGTTTAGTGTAATGCGTACAAAATTTTTACCATCATGTAGGTCGTGTGAACATTACAGTGTTCACAAAGAAACTGAAAGTTGGGAAATGCCTCACATTGCTTGGTGGGGTCATTTGTGTGATGCAAAACCTGGTGTTTCAAATTTGAGACAATTTCCGTTTCAAAACACCAAGTGTGCTAAACACTCCAATAAAAATAAGAGTGTTCCTGCTGGCTACACTGAAGAAGAGCTTGAACGCGACAGCCCTTACAATGGTTGGTTGTCAGAATGAGACACTTTTAAAAATATTTGTGCTTGGTTTCGTTTTTGATAAAAATTGCTGCTATAATTCAGTCATCGGCAACAAAACCGGAAATTGAAAATGTCAAACTTCTACGAAATTCCTTCTCACAACTTCAGCTTCTTGGAAGCCCACATCGAAAAGCTGAACAAGACTGCCACGAAACTCGGTTGCGTTCCGACCGAAATGTTTGTGATGTTTCCTTTTTCCAAGAACATCGGTACTGCCGATGAGCCTAAGTTCATCGAGTTTCTGAAGGTGTCTGTTGATGGTAAGTCTCCTGTTTTGGATGGTTGGACTTTCATTGGTAAGCGTGAGCCAATTGAAGGTTCCACTTCTGTCTTGACAAAAACTGCTCCTAATTCGGTAGTACCTGTTGAATTTTCTGATGACCATGCTCTGAAATGCGATCATTGCCACAAGAAAAATTCTCGTCGCATTTTCACCTATTTGGTTCAAAAAGAAGAGCAAACTCTTGAAGTTGGTAAAACTTGCCTGAAAGATTTCATCGGTCATGGTGATCCAGAAAAGCTTGCTGCTTATGCTGAATCGCTGTTTGATATCAATTCTTATGCTCAATCTTTGATTGACCCAGATTACATGGGTGGTGGTCGTGTTGTTTTGACTGCTGATCTTGAATACATGGTTACTCTTGCTGTTGCTCAAATTCGCCAACACGGGTTTGTGTCAGGTAAGCTTGCTTCAGAAGAAATGATTATTGCGACTTCTTCTTATGTCCACGATCACCTTTTTCCTCCCATGTTTTCTAAACTCAATGAGCACACGATTAGCTTTAATGAGCAAGATGAAAAGAATGCAGTTGCTGCTATTGCTTTCTTGAAAAATCATCCTAAAGCTGGTGTCGAAGAGTTTTGGACAAATCTTTCTAAGATCGTTTCTCTTGACTATGCGCCAGGTAAAATGCTTGGTTACATTTGTGCCGGTGTCAATTTCTACCTGAAATCTCTCGTTGTTTCCTCTGGTGATTTTGATCAAGCTCCGATTGCAGAAGCTGGTCAAAAAGTCGAAGTTTCTGGTGAAGTTTTGTCAGCTTTTGCTTACGATACAGCTTTCGGCACAAAACACATTTTTACAGTCAAGACCGATTCTAACAAGCTGATCAAAATGTTTACATGTAGTGGTTGGAATGTCGAAAAGGGTTCTCGTGTTTGCATCAAGGGCAAGGTTGGTTCTTTTGAAGTCGAGTCTTTTGCTCGTAGCCCATTCAAAGGTAAATTCGTCACGACAATGGCTCCACGAGCCAAAATCGTTCTAGCCTAAAAATTAGGTAAATAACAAGGCCTGTGGTACAATATCACAGGTCTTTTTTTATTGGAGAATTATGGATTTTTATACAGACGTTCGCAGGTATGGAAATAATATTTTGTTTCGTGGAATAAACAACGGAAAGCAAGAAATTGGTAAGGTAAAGTTTCAGCCGACTTTGTTCGTTAAATCAAAGGACAAAAATTCAGAATGGAAATCGTTGTATGGCGATCCTCTTGAGCCTAAAAAGTTTGCTGATATCAATGAGGCAAAGGGATATCTAGAAAAGTATAAGGACGTTAATGGGTTTGAAGTTCATGGTATGGAAGATTATCAATATCAATTTATTGCTGAAAAATATCCGACTAAGATTGATTACGATGTTAACCAAATGAAAATTTCAATCATAGACATTGAGGTCATTGATCCGACTGGTAATACCCCTTTTCCTGATGTTCAGGAAGCTCAAGTGCCAATTGTGTTGATTTCTTTGGTTGATAAAACTTCTGGAAAAACCGATGTTTTTGGCTGGAAAGATTACATCAAAGATTTAGATGATAATTTTGAATATCATAATTACAAATCTGAAAACGAAATGTTGAAAGCTTTTGTTGGCTTTTGGCAGCAGAATTATCCTCATATTTTTTCTGGATGGAATACACTAACATTCGATACTCCATATTTGGTAAATCGAATTCGCAGAGTTCTCAGTGATGATTGGGTAAATAAGTTATCTCCGCATGGTATCGTAAAAGAAAAAATAAAAAAAGGCATGAACGGGCAAGAGATTCAGACATATGAGATATATGGTATTGTTGAATTAGATTATTTGGAATTATATCGAAAATTTACCTATGGTAGCAGAGAATCTTATACTTTAGGATTTATTTCTGAATTGGAGTTGGGGGAAACGAAATTAGAAATTGAAAGTGAATCTTTTTATGATAGCTATGTAAATCATTATCATCAACTTATCAAATATAACGCCATCGATTCTCAGTTAGTGAATAAGATTGATTCTAAAATGCGTTTGTTAGAATTGATTATATCTATTGCATATATGGCTAAATGTAATATGTCAGATGTATTTGGCCCGGTGAAAACTTGGGATGTTTTCATTTACAATTATATGATAACTAAGAAAATAGTTCCTCCACCTAAAAAACATTCATCTGGTGGTTCGTTTGAGGGCGCATGGGTGAAAGAACCAGTTCCTGGTATGTATGGGTGGATGGTGTCTTTTGACGCAACCAGCCTCTATCCAACGATCATTAGGCAGTGGAATATGAGTCCAGAGACTTACGTTTCTGATTACAGCGAACCTATAAAAGTTGTTGACGTTCTTTCGTGTGAGCAAGGTCTATCTAAATACGCTTTCGATAACAATTGTTCGGTAGCGGCAAACGGCACTTTTTATCGAAAGGATAAAAAGGGTATATTACCATCTTTGATGGAAAATATGATGATTCAAAGAACTGTCGTAAAAAAGGAAATGCTAAAATTAGAGCAAGAATATCAGGACATTAAAGAAGAGCTAATGAAACGCGGCGTAAGTTGTAAGTAAGGTGATAATTTAATAAATGATAAATAGTATGGTAGTCTTATTCAATCAAGGAACCATATGTTACCAATTAACACTTTTCATTATGACAGATATATTCGATTTTTATCTCTATTACCAAAAAGAGATAAACCAAAAGCTAAATTTAGTGGATTAGAAAAACATCACATATACCCAAAATCTTTCGGTGGAACTGATGATTTAAGTAATTTGATATATTTAACTTGCCGAGAACATTATCTAGCCCATTGGATGCTTGCTAAGGCGTATGGCGGAGTTATGTGGTTTGCGTTTAATCAAATGAAGCGAGTCATACAAGGCGATATTAAGAAAAGCAGTTTATATTCTTTATCCAGAAAATATATTTCTGAGCAAATAAGTATTTCTAATACTGGAAATACTATGAGTGATTATGCTAAAAACCTTAAGACTATTATGTTTTCCGGTAAAGTTTGGGTAAAAAATAAAGATGATTATTCCGATTATATGTTAATTTCTAATACTGATGAGAGATATTTAAGTGGTGAATATGTTGGAATTCAAACTGGATTGCTTAGGTCTGAAAGTTCTAAGAAAAATATGGCAGATAAAAACGGACTGAGAGGAAAAGTTAGTGCGTATAATATCCAAACTAAGGAAGTGTCGTATTTTTATGAAAGTGAAATTCCATTAGACTATATAAAAGGCAGAACCCCCGAATTTAAGAATATAATATCAGAAAGATACACAGATATGAAATTTTATAAGAATTTTGATACTGGTGAAACCAAAAGAATAAAAGATGGTAGCCCAATACCATATGGATTTATTCTTCACAGAAATTTGGATGATATGCAGAATGGATTGAACAAAATGAACGATCCTAATAGTATGTTAGTTTATGATGTATCGTCCAAAATTTCAAAAATAATACCCAAAACCGAATTTAATTCAAGTAAATTTTATACTTCTGTGGCTACCACTGCAAATGCTGTTGTTTTTGAAAATTATGTTTTTGATTCCGTAGATACATTTAATAAACTTCTTCCGGATTTTAAAAAAATTAGTAAAAAAAATGCTACGGATAAAATCAAAATGGGTAAGCTACAGAAGAGAAAATTCTGTGAAAAATTTAAAGATATGTGTTATAATGATATAGGTTTCTTCGTAATTAAAATTACGGAGTTAGTTTGGAATGAAGATATGATTTTTATAAGGAAAATTGATGAATCTCTCGCAAATGAGTGTAGAAGAATTGTTATGTGCGAAGCATAATCTTGAAAGTAAAATTTCTGCTTTAAATAATGAGCAGATGGCGATAAAAATCCTTAGAATTTGTGAGGCTTGATTCGGTAACGAATTTTGAAAACCCTGTGAATTCGGTGAAACTCCAGAACGGACAATACCGAGCCAAACCCAAAATGGGAAGCGTGTAACGACTAGATCGAAAGATCGTACATTCAAGTGAATGGAAGCGCAGGGCATCCTATTAGGATGATGATATAGTCTGATCTGTATAGGAATATACAGCAGCTTAATAAGCGGGATAAGATTAACGATCTTATTTGAACATAAATGAATAATTCTTTATATGGCGCTATAACTCAGAACAGCTTTAGGTATTACATTTTGGCAATTGGTGAGGCTATCACTTTGTCAGGGCAAGCCAGTAATCGACATTTAGAATTGCATCTAAATAAGTATTTCAATAAAATATTGAAGACTGATGATATTGATTATGTGGCGTATTCGGATACCGATTCAAATTATATCAATTTTGATAGCATAGTGAATAAGCTATGCAAAGATAAATCGGACACGATTAATATTGTGGAGTTTCTTGAAAAGCTTGCATTAAAATTACAAGATACTGTTATTAAAGAATCAACAGATCATATTTTCAATTTGTGTAATTGTTTTGAAAATTTGATGAGTTATAAAATCGATACGGTTTCCGAAAAGGCAATTTGGACTTCAAAGAAACGATACTGCATGATAGTCCATAGCGCAGAATTGGTTAGGTATCATCCTCCGAAACTTAAAATCATGGGTATGGATATTATTAAATCCAGCACACCAAAAGCTATTCGTGCGGAATTAAAATCTTGTTTGCCTATTATTTTTAATAAAGGTGAGATTGCTTTAAGAGAATTTGTGACATCCGTTAAAGATCGATTCTATTCTTTACCAGTTTCTGATATCGCATTCCCTCGCGGCACAAATGACATTGAAAAGTGGATGGATGGTAATGGATATAAGATCAGAGTGCCTGTTCATGTGCGCGGTTCTATAAATTACAACAATCTCACTACTTCATTCCCGAAGTATGATAAAATACGCAGTGGCGATAAAATTAAATATGTGTATCTGAAAATTCCAAACACGATAAAGGAAAATGTTATATCATTTCCAACATCAAAAACTTTGCCACTCGAATTTGGATTGGAAAAATATATTGATAAAGAACTTCAGTTTGAAAAAGCGTTCTTAAATCCACTGGAAGCAATCACTAACGCAATAGGTTGGCAACTGGAAGAGAAGTCAGATTTGAGTGAGTTCTTTTGCTAATCACTATTTCATCATGAAACAAAAACTTACACAATCTGACATTAAGCAACTTCTGATCTATCAGCAGGCACTTTTGAAGTTAGCTTCTGAAATATCAAACCTGATATATACCAAATCTTCTTACGAAAGTCAAGATGTTTTTGTAAAAAATGTCGCTTCTGTGGTACAATCGACAGCTAAGGTATGCGACTCTATCGATGTTCCTTACCAGCTTATCGAATCAAATTTTTAAAGGATAATATAATGGCAAAGAAAAAAGCCGAAAAAGCCGAAAAAGCTGAAGCAGTAGACGAACCTAAAGTAGATCATATCGAAAACTGGTCGGTTTTCGGTGCTAAAATGGCTATTGTCGATGTACATACTCATCTTGGCGACAATGATAAGAAACTTTATCAGCCAGCAATATCAATTTTGCTAGATGATTTTTCTGACGAAGAGGATACCGCAGAAAATCGAAAATTTATTTCTATCGTCCTAGATAAGATTTATAAAGACGTTAATGAAGCAATTTATACTTCTGTTAATTGTGCTATGTCCATGTTCGATAATGTGGCGAATAAAGTAAATGTTTATGACGTAAATCATGAAATGTCGAAAGAATATTCTGTGGATAAAGTTTTTGCAAAGATGGAAAAGGCGTCTAGAAATAAGTATAAATCCAGTGTAAGTTTTTGGTAAAAAAGGAAATTAAATGGCAGAATCAATGATTGAACGGTTACGAAAAAATAGCACTATCAAGGCAACTTCTGCCCTTAGTGATTCAAAATTATATAATAATATTGATGAAACTTCGACCGATATTTTTGCAATGAATATTGCTTTATCTGGAAGTATTAATGGTGGTTTGAAATCTGGTATTACTACAATTTGTGGATTATCTCGGCATTTTAAAACAATGTATGGCATGATTCTAGCATCGGCATATTTGAAAAAGAACAAAGACTCAGTTTTCATTTTCTACGATAATGAATTTGGTGCAAATAAAGATACAATGTCATCTTTGGGTATTGATACCTCTAGGGTGTTGCATACTCCAATTACAGATATTGAAGAGTTGACATTTGATATTGTGAAGCAGTTAAAAGGCATCGAGCGTGGTGAAAAAGTTTTCATCATGATTGACAGTATAGGAAATATTGCCAGTAAAAAAGAGGTCGAAAATGCAGAGAATGAAAAATCTGTTTCGGACCTCACGAGACAACGAATGCTAAAATCAATGTACCGAATAATTACGCCATACTTACGATTAAAAGATATTCCATTAGTACAAGTTGCGCACCTGTATATGTCGCTAGAATTATTCCCTAAACCTATCATTTCTGGTGGTCAAGGTATCCTACTTGCTTCTGATACAGCTTGGATTATCAATAAATCTCAAGAAAAAGAAGGAACTGAGCAGGTAGGCAGTAATTTCACCATCAAGGTCGAAAAATCAAGATTTGTCAGAGAGAAAACTGCAATTCCAATCACGGTTAAATTTGAAGGTGGTCTTTCACGATATACCGGATTGCTTGATATTGCGTTAGAATCTGGCTTAGTTGTCAAACCTAATATGGGTTGGTATTCTAGAGTCAATGATGATGGTGAAATTGAAGCTAAAAAATGGAGAGCAAAAGATACCGATTGTTCTGAATTTTGGCAACCATTATTGAAGTCCAAGAAATTCAATGAGTATATCGAATCTACATACAAGCTATCGCAGAATCTATTAATCTCAGACGAAGAAATCAAAACTGAAATCGAATCAGTAACAGCAGAGTAAAAGGAAACAAAATGTCAGAATCACTAAAAAAAGTTAAGCATCTAGTTCAGGCAACTGGAAATTTTCATAAAACAGATGCAGGCGAAGATACAGAGTTAGAAATCGTATCTGGTAAATTTAAAGGCTGTAGATTTTATTTTTCGGAAATGAAATTTGCAGATGAAGAAAATGAAGATGGTACAATCGACATGACATTCCAAAAAGATATTACAAATGATTTTAAAGTATCTGAGGATGACGAAAAAGAATTTAATACATTCTTGGGTGATACCATTATCCGTATTCTGCAAGAAATGATTGAAAAAAATGAGGCAGTGTATAAAGGTGGAATTTAATGTCGGATCGTATCGAAACGATAATTCTTTCAAATTTAATCAATGACGAAGAATTTTGTAGAAAGACATTACCATTTTTAAAACCTGAATATTTTTCTGAGCGATCCGATAAAGTAATTTTCTCTGATATAGAAAGTTTTTTCCACAAATATAACAAGCTGCCTACACAACAAATCCTCAAAATTCACCTTGATGATCGTACTGACATGAAGCAGTCGGAATTTGATAAGGCTGTTGAGTTAGTAGATACTTTGGTCGTTAAGGAACCCAACGCATCGTGGTTGCTTGAAAGGACTGAAAAGTTCTGCAAAGATCAAGCCCTGTATGGGGCTGTTCTAGAGTCTATTTCCATTCTTGATGGTAAGGATACCAAGTATACAAAAGAAGCGATTCCGGGGCTTCTACAGGATGCTCTAGGGATATCATTTGATAATTCTGTGGGGCATGATTTTTTTGTTGATGCTGAAAGGCGTTATGATCAATATCATACAAAAGAAGACAAACTACCGTTTGGGTTGGATATATTCAACCGAATAACTTCTGGTGGTCTACCTAAAAAGACTTTATCTATCGTTTTAGCTTCAGTGAATGCCGGGAAGAGTCTCTTTATGTGTGATTGTGCCGCTAAAGCTTTACAACAAGGAAAAAATGTTCTGTTTATAAGTTTAGAAATGGCAGAGGAAAAAATCGCAGAGCGCGTGGATTGTAATTTATTGGAGATTAATATTGGAGATTTACCAAAGGTTAGAAAAAAAGATTTTATTGAGGGTATTCAAGAATTAAAAAATAAATCATATGGGAAGCTTGTAGTAAAAGAATATCCAACAGGCGGGGCACACGCTGGACATTTTAAGTCATTGATTGATGAATTAAAAACAAAAAAGAATTTTGTCCCTGATTTTATTATTATTGATTATTTGAATATATGTGCAAGCCAAAGAATTAAAAACGGAAATAGTAATTCGTACAGTATATGTAAATCAATTTCTGAGGAATTTAGAGGGTTAGCAGTAGAATATAATGTTCCTGTTCTCACTGCCAGCCAATTAACTAGATCGGGTATGACTAGCACAGACGTACAGATGACCGATGTGTCCGAGAGTATCGGTATTGTTGCTACCTGTGACTTTGCTATAAATCTTATGCGTACACCTGAGCTTGATGAAATTGGTCAGGTGTTAATAAAACAATTAAAATCGCGGCTGGGGTCAGTAAGCTATTATACCCGTTTTGTTGTTGGTATAAATTTAGATCAATTCAAGCTCTATGACGTAGATCAGCCGGGGGCTAATTTATCGGATGCTGGTAAAACCGATGACTCCCCTAAAGGATATGTTTCGTCTAAAACCATTAATGTCGATGGATTAGATTTTACCTAAGATAAATATTGGAAGCAATAACTATTATTACTCCAATGAAAACTTTCTCAGAATTAAAATCGTATCTACTTGAGCATATCAGAACTCCAAAGGCAGATTCTCCTAAATTCCAAAAACTAGACGACTCTTATCTTAAATCCAGACCTTTGAAGCTTGAAACTAAGTCATTCAGGTTTCATATCAAAGATCATTCTGACCCAAAAGATAAGACTACTGGATTGGTTACTGTGCATGATTCAGCTGGAAATCATGTTGGTTCAATGTCGTATAGCAGACTGCAAAAAAGTGGTCATGTTATTTCTGAATTGACAAAAGATAAAAGCTGCAAACATGATCACATGATGGCAGAGGTAATGTCGCACTTGAATGATCATCATGGATATAAATTCTTTGGTTCACATACGGTTTCATCTGATGGTGAAAGACCTTGGGCTTCTTTGGCTAAACATTACAATGTCCACGTCTTAGAGGGAAAAACTGCATTGAAAAAAGTCAAATCTAGCGTCACGCCAGAGTCTATCATTAAAGGCGATCATGTTCAGAAAGGTCTAAGTCCAGATAGCGAACTTCTTAGACAGTATTACCTTGGGGCTAAAAAATGAGTTTAGTTCATTTAGTATTGGAAGCTATAGCTCATCAAAAATCTCTAGATTATGAGAAAAGTATAGCTAAAAAACTTTATGATAATGGACGTGGCGTTAATTCTGATGGTGCAGGACATAATTCAAAACGAGCAGATGCCACAATAATTGCTGATGATGGTTCACATCACAGTCTTGAGATTAAAAAAAGTCACTCTGCCAGAATGACTCAATTATCGATTGCACATACTAAAGAAAAAGGTTGGCATATTCCAGTTATCAGTAGACTATCAAAACCAGCCTATGCTAAACACGTTGAAAAATCTGGAATATTGCAAAAACTAAATGATACTTGGGGTGATCCTACTGGCAAAGAAAAGCCAAAAGATTTATATCATGATGATGTTAATGGTGCTGAAGGTGTCGGCGCACATTATGGCAAAGACAAAAAGACCCCATACATTCATATTGGTGGTGGACATGGATTTTTTAAGACAACCGATGATGATCCTGCTAAAATAGGAGCACCAAAAATTTCTGGTGATGGCTGGAGACTTCGCGCTAGAGTCAAATCTTTAGGTAGAACTAAGGCTGATGGTACAGCAGACAAAATGTTTATCATAAATAGCACGATATCTAAAAAAGGTTTGGGTAGATCACATTTATCTTTGGACGCTGACCCTACCTAAATACAAAATCTTTTAACCTATAAAAATGGAGAATGTGAAATATGTCAAAATGTAATAATTGTGGTGGCGACAATGTAAAAAATCTTGGTATGCGATTGATTGGTAAATCTCAAAAATTTAAATTCCAATGTCAAGATTGTGGTTACACTGAAATGTTGACGAAGTATCAAACTAAGAGTGTTCATCGATATATCATTTCTTCAATCCAAAATGATACTGAGGTCAACGAAGATTTTTTCAAAACTCTAAAATCTTTCGCAAAATTAAAAGATGTGGAGATTATGTTACTGCCAACAAAATATCTAGGCCATTTAAAAACCGCAAATTGGGACGATCAATATCAAAATTATATTGTCAATACAGAAAGAAATATTGGTAATAGCATTAAGGTTCTTGGTGATCTATATCTACTTGCGTCATTGGAGAATCCAATTTCTGGTTTTGATGCGGTATCTAAGGGCAGAACGGTTATCGTTGGTCATGGGCAGTATCAAATGAAATCATTGCCGACAGCGGTTAATTCGCATCCTTTGATGCTGACTTCAACTGGATCGGTGACACATCCAAATGTAAATTCTAATACTAAAGTAGGCAAGAAAGCTATATTCAATCATAGTTATTCCGCATTATATATTTCAGTATTAAATGAGGGAATGTTAGATGAAGAATTTCATATTAGGGCATTAATGTGGGACGGTGAGGGATTCTATGATATTGATGGATATTATGTAGATAATGCAGTAAAGAAATTAAAACATATTTCTGCATTAATTACTGGCGATGAACATATTATTGAAATTGATCCAATTGCTGCAAAATCTGTATATGGTAAAAATGGTATTGTTGAGAAACTAAATCCAGAATTTATTATTAGGCATGATGTATTATCTTCAAATGCAATATCTCATCATAATAATGGGTTGATAGTTAAGCAAAATCTAATGAATGCTGCTAATGAGGATGATTTGCAAAAAGAATTAGATATTACTTGCAAATTTATTGTAGATACTACTCCAAAATATTTGACCTCATATATTGTCGCGTCGAACCATCATGACCACCTAGACCTTTGGTTACAAAATGTAGATTCAAATTTAGATAAGAAAAATGCCAAGTTATATCATTGGTTCTTGTATAAGAAATTGAGCGATGACAGTTATTATAAAACTGCATTTGAGACATACTTTAGATTCAAATACCCAAATGTCAATAATGTTGAATTTCTTGATAGAGATAATCCTGTTTTGATTCACGATATCGAAGTGCATCATCATGGTGATTTATCTCATAGTGGCGGCAGGGATGGTAAAAATTACTTCCCAAAACATACGCATAAAGTAGTTCATGGACATTACCACTCACCATCTGTAAATAAAGGCTCGTATGCTGTTGGCACTATGTCTAAATTTAAATTATCATATACTTCTGGACTTACTTCGTGGATGCACTCAAATGTGATTATCTATCCAAATGGAAAACGCCAACACGTTAATATTATCAATGGTCGCTGGTTTGTCTAAAATTCTATTAGTATAAATATAAGATACTAGCAAATTTAGGATTATATAAATGTCTGATTTAGAACTTAATCAATCACATCGTTTAGCTGCAGCAAGACTGCAATCAGCTAAACGTAGAGCATTAAAAAGGGGAAAGAGATTTGACCCTAAACTTGCGACTGAATTGGAGTTTCATAGGAGTTCTATTTCCGATGACGTTCAAGTATCTACGGAAATTCCTGAGTTGACCGAATCATATAATTTCTTTTTGTATTATGCATTAAAAGCAGATGAAGCTGGAAAAGATGCAGATAGCATTCGCAAACATTTGCTTAATGCCGAAAAGTCAAGACTTAGATTAAAGAAATTTGATGTTGAACATAATAAGGTTCGTTTGGGTAAAGAAATGTGGCTTAGAAAAAAATACGACTTGCCAGTGTAAATTATGAAAAAATATTCGGATATTTCCAAAGAATTAAAGCTTAAAAGCAGAACAGAATCATATTGTGGTTATGATCGTGATTCGTTTTTAAAAGGTAGCTTATTCAAAGTTGGGGATATCGTAGAAAATCATGGGCGAAATGCTGAAGTTATTGATATTGGTCCAAACTATGTGACACTCATACGTGAAGGTAAAACTTTCAAAAGCTGGATTACCGATATAAGCAGGCCAGTTTCTGAATGCAAAAGCTCAGTACCAAAAAATAAAAATGGTCAGTTGAGTTATAAGGGATATGTCACCAAGAACTTTAATGAAGAATTGACTTCCATTTTCTTAGATAAATATTCAAATAATTCAGATTCTTATGCTTATTATAATTGTATAGTATCTTGTGATAATCTAATGTCGGTTAAATCGAGTGCTTTAATAGAATACTATAATAAATATAATAATGAATATTTAAAGGTATCTAAATATTTAAATAAATTTGATATATTTATTCCTAGAGTTTCTATTATCGGAGAAGCTTTGGAAATGATTAGATACAATAAGGAACAATATGTTGTTTAATGAGTACGCAAATATAAAAATAGAAGGTTATAAAAGCCTAGGTTGGAATATTTACGAATTAGTATCTAATGATAAAGAAGTTTCATTTAAAACTAGAGATACTACAGGGCAAAGTAGATACCATTATTATTCAGAAAATGCTATTGAAGTGTCAGACATTGAGAACATAGAAGAGATTTTGCCAGAACAAAAAAAGAATAAAAGAACCAAAAAGGCACGAAATGAAAAAGACTGTATTTAATTTTACTTATGAAACAAACCATGTGGAAGAGGTTATTATAGAACCTGTCAAGATTCTACCTGATTCATTGTTAGAGTCTTTTGATAAGAAAATTGCTTGCTTTACTAACGTGGTTCCTCTTGATGAATTGTCTAAAAAAACTTTAGATTCATATGGTGATAAAAAATTAGAAAAGGCCGATGCAGAATATTTTGATGGTCCTAAAAACGAATTGATTAAAAAAGCAAATAAGGCATTGGGAAGAGGGTTCTTTTCTCCCAGTAAAGTAAGTAAACCAAAAGAGGATACTAAGGTAGAATCGGTTACTCCAAAAACTCAAAAATTTACTGCGCATTTGGTGGATGCAGATGGCAAGAAATCAAAAATATCAAAAGAATCCTATAGCCATGTTGGGTTAGCTAAGAGTGCATCAGATTTTAATCAAGGTGATTTATTTTCTGCAAGGCAAAAAATGACTCACATTACTGACGCAACAGGAAAAAAAGTGTGGACAAATCCAAATTTAAAAGAATCTGATAATCTTTCAGAATTTGCAATGCCTACAACTAAAAATCCAGAAATATCCAAACATGCAGAAGTTTTAGCTGCTGTTCATGGCGGCGCGGCTGAAAGCGCAAAAGCAAAAGGTCAAATTGATTCTGCAAAAAAGCTTGCACAGAAAGCGATTAAAGCACATGCTGTGGTCAAAGGTGTCAAACACAGTATTGTTAAAAATGAGTCAGTAAAAGCAGACACAAACAAAGTTGATCCTGATCTTGCTGGCGACAATGAGTTTTCAAAAGATTTTGACGCTGGTATCAAGAAAAATGAAATGCCAGGAATCAAGAAAATCGAGCCAATACAAAAACAAAAAGCGGATTCTGCAAAAGATAAAACTGAAGCTGATGCTCTAGCTGCTCATGGTCCAAATATAAATCAAGAACCAATGCACAGAATGGCTAAAAAGGATGCTAAGATGGAATCAGTAACTTTTACATACAAAGAACTTTTAGATATTTTCTCAGAGTCGGAATTAACAGAATCAACTCTCGCTAATGCTTGGGGAATTGAAGTATTTACTGATGGCGATGTTCATAGATTTTTGGTAAAAGATGGTGATGATATTATTGCTGAAGGCGTAAATCTAGCGATGAAATCAGCCGCAAAGTCTGCTTATCGAAAATGTCTACACTTAGAATCTCATGTTACATCTAAAGTAGAGCAACCATCTAGAGTTTTAAATGCAATTAAATTTTTAAATAAATAATATAAGAAATTAAAGGAAACAAAATGTCACAACAAAATCTCTCTCAGACTGCTGCAAATTTCGCTGCTCCAGCTGATCTTTTTGCTAAATTAACGGTTGGTGGTACTACTGCCAATTTATCCAATGTTATAGTTGGTGAAAAAGTAACTGCTGCTGGTGGTGGCACTGCTAAAGTTTCTGGTCTTGGTGTGACTGCCAATACTTTGAGACTAAAAGCAGTAAAGGGTGCTGCAGGAACATGGACAGGCGCATTAACATTTAACAAATCTGCTGCTGCTGCAATGACAGCTTCTGCTTTTGCCTATACAAGCGAATTAAAACGTATTGATGCTGCAGATGGTACTGTTGAAGTTGTCACTGAATATACCTATGAATTGACCGACAAGGGTTTTGTGGTTGATACCGCGTCGCGTTTGAATTCAAAAGCAAATGCGCCTAAGAAGGTGGTTTCTGCTATTCGGGCTGGTGTGTCAAAATCTCAAAATACTGACCAATCTAATGCGCCTACTTTGACAGCAACTGGATTCACAGTTATCGCAGGTAAGACTTCTCGTGCTGCTACGCAATCTATCTCTAAGGCAGCTAAGGGTATTATCCGCATTTTAGTTACTTCAAACGAGTCTCTAAATGTTACTGTTGGTGGCACTGCTCTCAAGTACACGTTGACTTTTGCTGCTGGTGGTGGCACAGTTACTGCTGCTGCAGTTTATAACTCTCAGGCATCAAGCGCCACCCGCTTAGTGTTTGAATACACAATGACTGGCCTAGAAAACAATGGCGTTATGGTTTCTGCTGTATATGCTGCAGGAACTTCAACGATCACTGATATCGGTGACGTAGGAAATACTGCTCGTACTCCTGGTAACGTGACCGTAACTGGCTGGACTGTTGCTGCTTAAACATGGCTGATTTAAAAATATCAGAATTAGTTTCTGCAACTTCGGTTGCAGTTACCGATTACTTTGTTATTGTGCAGAGTGGAGAAACCAGAAAGATAACTCCAAAAACTTTATTTGGTAATATTCCAAGTCCAGTTTATTGTAAAGAAGCCACAGAAACCGTAGCTTCAGGGGTAGTTTCTTTATTGGTTTCAACTTCGGTAATTAGTTCAGCAAGTTCTGCTAATCAAATTCTTACTTTGGCAGCTGGTACTCATGGAATGGTAAAAGAAATTGTTGTCGGCGTTTTGTCTAATACTTACACCGCAACATTGAATGTGACTGGAGGTAAAGGTTTTACTTCGGTAGTTTTTAATTCAGTCGGCGATACGCTTAGTTTGAGAAATATTTCTGGATCGTGGTATATCCTTGGTTCAAATGGAGTTACAATTGTATAGTTCTAAACCGAGTATCAAAATCTCTCAACTGCCAGAAGTTTTAGCGACTACTGGATCAGAAAGAATGTTGCTCGTTCAAGGTGGGGTTTCTAAGCAAGTTTTCATCAATAAATTTTTTGATGGATTGAAGTCTGATAGGAATTTCTCTTTTAATGTACAAACGAATACTTTTTCAGTAGTAAATGATTCGATTGCGCTAATTACCGCAATTGGTAATAGCATTAACAAAGTCGGCATTTCGCAAACAAACCCACAGACAACATTACATGTCGGTGGTTCTGTGACTATTGGTACTTCTGCGACAATTGCGAATTATACAACTTCTGCACCAGCGGTAGGTGTTGGTGTTTTTATTACTCCGTATGAGTTTATCCGTGATGTTGGTACAATTACTATAGGTGTAGATACTACCCTATTTTCGGTGTCTTCTGCTAGAACTTATTCTTTAGCTGACGGTACAAAGGGGCAAACAAAAACTTTTATTTTGTTGGATAAAGTAGGTTCTGGTTCGGTTATTATTACTCCGACTCATTTACTTAAACATACAAGCATAACGCTGACCGAACTAGGAGCTTCGGCTACCCTCAAATTTGTACATGATAAATGGGTTGTTGTTTCCGCAGTCAATGTATCCCTAGCTTGATTTTATGAATGAGGCTGATCTTTTTAATTTTGCCATAAAACATTATAATAATCCAATATGCAAGACAGCAGAAGAATTTTCGTTGGATTATAATACAACGGCAAAAATAAGAAAGATCATAAATCGACATTTTTTAGGTGAAGAGTTAAATTGTAGGTTATTGTTAAATCATTTTATGACATTTTATAATGTCTTTGTTCCTAGCGCAGCGACAATAATTTTATTTTTAAAACTTCCAGAAGAACACTATCCAATAATAAAAACAATAGCAACTTTTTTAAATTATATGCCTCAAAATTTAAAAGATTATGGATTGGATGTTGATAGCGTCGAGTTTGATTCTCAGTTGGTAAAATTTTTAAGGGAAATCTAAAATGGATCAGGCAGCAATTGACAATATGACAGCACAGAGAATGGTGCATTATTTGATCACGCCATATAATCAATGGGAAGCTGCAAGAATTGGTCTGTTGGATGATAATGGTAAATTGAAACGAGAACCAAAAACTTCAAATGAAACTCGTTATTTCAATATGTTTCATATCCTTGCTATTAAATTGAGAGATATTATGAAAACCAGTGGCAGAGGTACAAACTTTGTTTTACCTGGAACTGCTGGACAATTTTATTTGAATAATAAAAGCATTCCTGCTGGTAACTTCACAAACTGGACCATTGCCAATAGATCAAATTTGCCAATTTTAGGTGCCGCATATTCGTCAATGAAAGAATGTGTGATGTTGGATGACGACGAATTATTTGAGTCCTTTTTCGATAAATATTTGAAATTTCCTATTAAAAAAGATTTGCGAGAAATGTCTTTAGTTTTAGAAGATAGCGAATCTCCCGGTAATGTTGCTTCACAGGTTGTTGGTATTGAACAACCTCTTGGAATGCCGATTATGAACAGATATAAAAAACAAAATATAAAGAAAACTGCTATGGATAAGGCTATTTCAAAATTGAAAGGTGAGAATGTTCCCGCTTAATTATTTGTATATTGCTGCTGCTATCGCAGTTGCTGGAATGCTTGGTACAATTGGATATCAGAGCAATAAAATTTCTGGATTAGAGGCAGAAGCTGCTGTTTATACTTCAAAGAATATCGAATTAGTAAAGAAAATTGAAGATCAAAACGCTGCACTAAAAGCAGGCGAAGCTAGTTATATTGAAGTTCAGAGAAATTTTGATATTGCCACTGGTAAAAATGTCGCACTGACTGCAGAGTATGCTAAACTTAGAAACTCATGGAAAGTTGCGCCAGTTCCTAAAGATTGTCCAAGTTCTGTGATAGAATTACAAGTTAGGTCAAGTGAAATTTCAACAAAATGGAATGAGAAAAAGTGAAATATTTAATTTTATGTGCAGCTATTTTTCTTAGTGGGTGTGTAACAATTCCACAAGATCAGTGTGCTGATAGACCAATTTATAAACCATATAAGGTTGAGATACCAGACCGCCCGGTTCTTGTGTCCAATGCTTCGTTAGCCACTGAAGGCGAAGTTGTTCGCGCAGTCGAGTCTGATCTTAGCGCACTAGCAGAGTACGCACAAAAGCTTGAAAATCTAATCAAAGCTTTACCACAAAATCTTTCTGTCCCCAAGTAAATTCTGAGTTTTTGTGTTACAATGTAATGTTGTAACACAAAATTATATTATGGCCGTTTGGATTGATGTAAAGTATCTAAAACAAATTTCTTATAGGTTGGATCGCTGGATTGAGAAAAAAATCTCGCCTCATCAATCGATTTGTAAGTGTCCAATTTGTGGAGATTCCCTAAAAAAAGCAAATAAAAAGCGTGGATACTTTTACGAAAAAGGTGCGTCTATTTTATTCAGATGCTTCAATTGTGATGCATCAATGTCGTTTGGTAAGTTTCTAAGAGAGTTCGATCCATTTGTATACAAGCAGTATGCAATGGAATCATACAAAGAGAGAGTACAAGACACACCTAAGCCATTAAAAGAAGAAATTTCTCCGTTACTTGGTTCCAAAAAATCCACTCAGATTGCGTTAAAACAGGCTCAGACAGAATCAAATTCTGTGCTTGGTGATGCAGTGCCATTGATGACATTGGACTCAAAACACCCTGCTAGATTGTACTATGATGCCAGAAAACTGCCTTCTAAATACAATTCCATGTTCTACTTTGCAGAAAACTTTTTCAGTTGGGCATCGAAAAACACGGATAAATTTGAAGCAGCAGAGGAAAATTGTAAAGACCATCCAAGAATCATAATTCCGTGGTATAATGGTAAGCAAGAATTATTCGCATATCAGGCTAGGTCTATTTTTGGACAAGAACCGAAATACTATACTATTGTGCTAGACACAGAGACTCCTAAATTCTTTGGTGTAGATAGAGTTGATCTTAGTAAGAAAATTTATTGCTGTGAAGGTTTATTTGATTCTTTATTTTTGGACAATTCTTTAGCTGTTGGTTCTAGTGCTCTAACAACATTTTCCGATAAAAATTTAGATGTAGTATATGTGTGGGACAATGAAAAAAGAAATTTAGAAATATGTAAATTGATGAAAAAAGCAATTTTAGCAAATAAACAAGTAGTTATTTGGCCCAATAATTTGATACAGAAAGATATAAACGATATGGTTTTATCTGAATTAGATGTAAAATCTATAATAAAAGAAAATACTTTTTGTGGTATTAGAGCAAAGCTTAGATTTTCTAATTGGAATAAGTGTTTGTGATATCTATGGCTTGCCATCCTATCATGTGTTCACATCCTAGTTTCGGTTTTGATTTATGATAAAATGGCTGGTTTGTTTTTAATGAATTATAAATTATTACTCTAGGGATTTTTAATATTTTACATTCTTTTAAAAATGTTCCGTTAAATTCATATAATATTTCATTATTAATGTCTATAATTTGTATTATTTTTGCCCTTACATTTAATGCGCCTTTTCTCTTTTCTGACATTTTTTGTTTAGATTCATTTGTATGTCTTTGATTTCTTGCTGCTTCTATACATATCTGCTTGGTTTCTTCTGTATGTTTTTTATTGTAAAATGGATTAAGATGCCCAAACCTTGCAGAACCATACATAGGATTGTCTTTTCCAGCAGCACCATCGCCACCATCAGTTAAATTTCTAAGGATTCCTGTTTTGTTATCTTTTCTGCCGTACCATTTAATTAATTGTCTTTCTATTGCCAATGCACCTAAATTGGTTAGATTTTTTTCGACAAAAACTATTTTTGTTTTATTTTTTGGAACTGCTACGTTGTGATGTTTAGAGAATGCTCTATTCTTTTTACCTTTACCTATATAATAGGGAGTACCGTCTTCTCTTAAATACGCATATACATAATAGATTAATTCGCTGGTCATAAAGACTCCTTAAACTGGGTTGACTAGAGTAGGCAGATGTTGAAGCATCGTGGTCTACACATATATTTAGAGTTTTATAACTTTATAAGAATCTGAGTTATTGGATTTGATAACTCAAAATACGTTTAGTGGTGCGTCAGCATTGCTAAGATTTAATCAATGGAAAAGGAGCTAAACATGAAAAAATACACATTTATTTGTGAAGATACTGAAAATAATTCGGTGGCGAAACATGAGTTTTCAACTGAGCATGATGCTTGGTCAGGTTATGATGGTCCAGCGTATGCATTTTTCAACTTTCTAAAAGGTTGTGGATTTTCATTTTTTTCTGATTCAGAATTGGGTGTAATGGATCACGAAAGCGGCAAATGGTATGGCTGCTACAATGAGTGATACTATGCTGAAAATTCAAGTCAAGTGTAAAGTTTTTAATGAATCTGATAATCCACTGCCAAAGTATGAAACTTCTGGCGCTGCTGGTATGGATGTTTGTTCAAATGAAGATGTAGAAATTGCGCCAGGAAAAGTTGTCGCAGTTAAAACTGGTTTGTATTTTGAAATTGCAGAAGGTTATGAAATTCAGGTCAGACCTCGTAGCGGGTTGTCGATGAAAACTGGCTTGAGGGTAGCGAACTCTTTAGGAACTTTGGATTCTGATTGGCGTGGAAATTCCGCTGTTTTATTGTGGAACACTGATAATGTCAGTTATTTTGTGAAAAAAGGTGATAGAATTGCTCAATTGGTTTTGAGTGAAGTGCCTAAAATTTCGTGGGTTTCTGTTGCGTCTAAAAATGAACTATTGTCTACTGATCGTGGTGAGTCGGGTTTCGGTTCTACCGGGAAATAATTTTAATAAAAAGGAAAAATAAATGGATAAAAGTCAGAAAATTTTGAGCGATGTTATCATATTTCAAAAATATGCAAAATACAAACAAGGCATTCAGCGAAGAGAAACATGGGAAGAAATTTGTGATAGAAATTCTTCCATGCATATTAAAAAATATCCGATGTTGGCTAAAGAAATTTCTGATGTATATCGTGAATATGTATATACTAAAAAGGTGTTACCTTCGATGAGGTCAATGCAATTTGCCGGTCGTCCGATTGAATTAAATCACACTAGAATTTTTAATTGTGCGTATGCTCCGGTGGATCATCCATTTATTTTTGCAGAAGCGATGCAGTTACTATTGGGTGGCACTGGATTTGGATATTCTGTACAATCCCATCATATTGAAAAATTGCCAGTTATTCAAGGCCCATCGCCAAAAACTCGTAGATTTTTGGTGGCCGATTCTATTGAAGGTTGGGCTGATGCCATTAAGGTTTTAGTTAAAGCGTATACCACTGGAAAAAGTAATCCAGAGTTCGATTATGGAGATATCAGGCATAAAGGCGCACAATTAATTACTGCCGGCGGAAAGGCTCCTGGCCCAGACCCATTGCGTATTTGTGTTGAGCAAGTTCGTAGTATTTTAAATAATTCTCTTGGGCGCAAATTGATGTCCATTGAATGTCATGATATAATGTGTCATATTGCTGACGCTGTACTTTCTGGGGGAATTCGTCGCGCAGCAATGATCGCGTTCTTTGATAGATTTGATATGGATATGATTTCATGCAAGTCCGGTTCATGGTGGGAGTTAAATCCTCAACGTGGTCGAGCTAATAATTCTGCTGTTCTTGAGCGAGATAAAATCACTATATCACAATTTAATGATTTATGGGAAAGAATTAAAAATTCTGGTTCTGGTGAGCCTGGAGTTTACTTTACAAATGATAAAAATATTTTGTCGAACCCATGCGTCGAAGCCACATTAAACGCTTTTCAGTTTTGTAATTTGTCAGAACTAAATGTTTCAGATTTGGTGTCTCAGGAAGATTTTAATTCAAGAGCAAAAGCAGCCGCGTTTATTGGCACTTTACAAGCTGGATATACAGACTTTCATTATCTACGCCCTCAATGGAAAGAAACTACTGAAAAAGAAGCACTACTTGGTGTTGGTATGACAGGAATTGGGTCTGGTGTCGTGTTAAACTATGATATGACAGAAGCTGCTAAATTCGTAGTTGAAGAAAATAAGAGGGTAGCTAGTATTATCGGAATTAATCAAGCTGCACGAACGACTTTAACAAAACCGTCTGGAACATCATCAATTGTTGTAGGCTCATCTTCTGGAATTCATGCGTGGCATAATGATTATTATATTCGTACCGTTAGAGTCGGAAAATCAGAGCCATTATATAATTATATGGTAAAGCATTTATCTAATTTAATCGAAGATTGTAAATTCAAACCACACTTAGATGCAGTTATGAGTTTTCCACAAAAGGCACCAGAAGGTTCGATTATGCGAACAGAATCTGCGATTCATTTACTGGATAGAGTTAAAAGGGTTAGTGAAGAGTGGATTTTACCTGGGCATAATTCTGGCACACAAACTCATAATGTCTCTTGTACAATTTCTGTTAAACCTAATGAATGGTGGTCTGTCGGGGCATGGATGTGGGATAATAGATATAATTATAATGGGGTTGCAGTTTTGCCTTACGATGGTGGCACATACATACAAGCACCATTTCAAGATTGCACAAAAGAAGTTTATGACAATATGTACCAACAATTATCAGATATTGATTTAACTAAAGTTGTAGAATTTAATGATAATACTAACCATGTCCTAGAGGCAGCATGTTCTGCTGGTGGTTGTTCAATTTAAGGATAAAATATGACACTAACCGTATATTCAAAGAAAAATTGTCCAGCTTGTGATAAAGCTAAACAATTTCTAATGTCGAAAGCAGTAGAATTTTCTGAAATAAAAATTGATGAAAATTTAGAAGCAAGAAACTTTTTATTGGAAAGTGGACATCGATCAGTCCCACAAATTTATCAAGATGGTAAACTATTTGTCAATTCTGTTTCGGAGCTTACAGAAATGGCATTTTAGAATTTCTGTGCTATAAATAGAAAAACTTTAACAAGGAAATCTGTTTATGGCTAAAAAAGAAATTATATGTTTTTCGTGTGATATGAATTTTACTGTTTCATATCAAGGAAAAGAGGATATCGTATATTGCCCATTTTGTGGAGAAAATTTAGAACAAAATGATGGTAATGAATACGAAGATGATCAAGAAGACGAATAATGCCAGCTATAGCTAGAAAAGACGATTTAGTATTATCTCCAACTGGAGCAGGAGATGGCTGTGCAGGTTCAATGATTGTTCATGTATATGAGGTAAATTCAAACCAAGTATATGCTAATGGAAAATTAATTGTCGTTGCTGATAACATGGTCGAACCACACCCACAAATAGGGTGTATGACTACTGATACTTCGCGTCTAAATAAATTCTCAGATAAAGTCTTTATCGGCAGTAAAGGTGTTGGCAGAATCGAAGATTTGTATAATGATAATCGTATTATTACTGGGTCAGATAATGTGTTTTCAGGGTAACTTGTTTAAGGCGGTTCGCAATTCTTTTGCTTCGTCCGGTTTTACCCAACTGGAAAATATTTTTGATCTTATATTTTGATTAATCCAATCATCACTTTCCAATGCCCCAACGTGATATAGTGCCAATTCTTCAGCATATAGAAGTGATCCTTTTCCTGAGCAAAACACTAGGATTTCTCTCGTGAAATCGTCTGTGCCATGTTCTGCTATGTACTCAAGTAAAGTAGGTGACGATGACCAATAATTTTTCCAATCAGATTGGACTTTTACCTTCTTTTTTACGCCTTTGATCGTCTTTGTTTTTGAAAATTGTAAAAGTTTTTTCCCGATGTACTTTTTTCCAGTTGAAATCTGTGTTATAATGTAAATGAAACCTATGGCGGAAACCGGAACATCTTCATCTGTAATGTCTTTTCCCTTGAATTTCCAGTTGTTTTCCATCTTAACCCCTTATAAAATAAAGAAAGTGTGCTATACTTATGTATGAATTAAAAGAGCTTCTTAAAACTTCTGTCGTCAATGTGACTTTTACAAAAGTCGATGGTACAGAACGTAAAATGGTGTGTACTCTAGCAGAAGAATTTTTACCAGAAAAGAAGGCTACTACCATTGAAGTTGATGTTGAAAATGTTAAGCCTAAAAATGATAATATTTTTATTGTCTACGATCTGGAAAAAGATGCGTGGCGATCATTTCGGTTAGATAGTGTGATTTCGTATTTTGTTTAATGTGTTTTTATAGGAGTATTTTATTATGGCTAGTGCAAAAACTTTTGTTATCCCTTCATCGCCTGCTGACCTCAAAAAGCTTAAAGATGCTATGGTTGAAGGTTCGGGTGCGTTGATTCGCATTGATTCCGAAAAAGAATTCCTAAAGGATATCGCAGAAAAGCTATCAGAAGAACTGGAATTACCAAAGTCAGTTATTGCGTCTTTGATTCGATATTATCACAAATCAAATTTTGAAGCCAAAGCCACGGAATTTGACGATTTTAGTACCCTTTGGGAAGAAGTTTCTAAGGTCTGAAATCATGACAAGAACAACTTGGAAAGATCATGAGCCAGAGTTTAATCCAATTGATTATAAAGGGTCAATGATTGCTAATCTGAAGTTCTATAATTCTGAAGTTGAAGATGATCTAAAAAAAGATTGGACATTATCTTATTGGAAAGCACAAGGAAAATCTACTGCTTACATGGATAAAGTACATCCTGCGTCTTTTGCTCAACTTGGTGTTCTTGTCAGAATTATGGAGCGTGGATATGGTATTGAAGATAATCATCAAAAATTCATTGATGATGAATATTTAAGAATTGCCGCTAGAGTTCGTAAACCAAAAGATGAAACTAAGGTTGTTGAAAAAATATCAACTGAAGATAAAGTAGAAAAAGCAGCAGCCGATTTGATGTGTGATATTGATGCTGAATTTGATCAAATTTCTGAGCACGGCACTCGAAAATATGATTTGAATAAACATCTTGATCGTTCAAAACTTTTATTGGCTATTTCTGATATCCTGCTTAAACGATATCAACCAAAGTTAGAGGAATTGAAAATTGCTCTCGATGGTTCTGATAAACAAATCAAAGAAGGCTATTCTCAATATTCAAAAAAGAATTTGAGGATGCTTTGTGATTTTGCAGAATCAATCGTCAAAACATGCGAGTCAGCAACGCCAGTTGTTAGGACAAGAAAATCAAAACCAGTTAGCATAAGTAAGATGGTATCTAAAGTTGTATATCTTAAAGAATATCCAGCTTTACAGCTTAAATCGGTAAACCTAGAGTCTTTGGTAGGTGCCAAAGTTATCTATCTTTTTAACGTGAAAGTTAGAAAGTTAATTAGGTATGAAGTCGCCGATGGAGAAAAGCTTACGGTTAAAGGTACGACCTTGATTGGGTATGATGAAAAGAAATCTTTTGGTAAAACTATCAGGAAACCTGAAGTGTTTTTCCAAGGAATTAATTCTATGGCTCAAAGAGCTATGGACAAAAAGTGTTTTGATGTCGCTGGTGTTAATGCAAATGTGTCAGGCAGAATCAATGGTGATATGATTATTTTAAAAGTGTTTTGAAAGGTAAATTATGACAAGAATTGAAGCAGTAGCAAAAGCGCGAGAAGCAAGGGCGGCTAAGAAATTGGCGCGAGACGCGAATCCACAGGCCACTGAAACGACTCAGGTTGAATTGATTGAAGATTCTGATGGCATTGAGGCTGCTATTGCAGAAGCAAGCTTAGAGGGGCTTAAAATCAGTCTGTGGCGTGAATGTATGGTTGCGAATATGCTCAATGGTCGGTTGTTACATCCTGCTCAATTTGAGTCTATAAGTAAATTCGCCGATGCTTATGTCGAACTAGCTATGGAGAAATTTGAATGATTTTAATTGATCTAAGTCAAATTGTATGGATGAATACATACAAGTTCTTTGGCAAAGATGGGGGCAAGATAGAATTAGTTGATGATACTAATTCAATGGATATTTTACGAACTGCTATGTTATCCAGCATTTTGTTCTACAAAACCAAATTCAAAGAGTATGGTAAGGTAGTAATTTGTTGCGATAGTAATGATGGTTATTGGCGATTATCGGTATCAAAATACTACAAAGCAGCCCGCAAAGAAAAACGAGAGGCTTCTGTTGTTGATTCAAAACTGGTAGCAAAATTTATTGATTCATTCAAGCAAGAGTTGATTGACAATTTTACATTTCCAGTGATTGAAGTTAGTAAATCAGAAGGCGATGATGTGATTGCTGTAATTTCTAAGTGGGCACAATCAAATGATTTAACTGAATCTTTATTTGACTCAGAAGCAAAGCCAATCATGATCATTTCTGCAGATCAAGATTTTCTTCAACTTGGTTTATTGAATAAAAATATCAAGCAATATTGTCCACGAAAAGGCGAGTTGATTAAAGCAGATAAGCCTTTAGATCAATATCTGATCCAGCACACGATTGCTGGAGATTCGGTAGATTGCATTTGCAATGTGATTTCTCCTGAAAATTCACTTTTCGATCATATCAAGCAAAAATCAATTACTAAGAAAATTCTAGAATCTTTTTATGAAAAAGGTATTGATGCTTGTGAGAATGATTTTCAGCGAGAGAATTATATCAGGAATCAGAAGCTGGTCGATTTCAATTTTATTCCAAAAGAAATTTCCGATAGAATTATTGAGGCATATATATCATATCAAGTGAATGGTTCACTACAGAAGATTATGAATTATCTAATAAAGCATAAATGTGGCAAAAAATTAATATCTTCCTACGGAGACTTCGTTATATGAAAACTTATTCCAATGTTAACCCGAAATTTATTCCAGAATTTCTAAAAATTATTGAGACTGCCCCAGATCAAAAGGCAAAACTTAAAGAATTTGGCGCGATTCCGCCGTTAAATTTTATTTTAGCAATGAATTTTGATGATAGGGTCGAATTCGATTTGCCAAACGGCAACCCTCCTGAACCGGAAGGTAGGGTTGTAGGTCATTCGGACCTGTTCGCCCCGGCAGCAAGTTCACTTCGTCGCATTCTAGTATGTTTAAAGAGTGACCCTAGATTACCTCGTTACAAAAAAGAGGCGGTTTTTTTGCAACTTTTGGAAGGATTGAATCCAGAGGAAGCTAAGATCGTTGTGTTCGCAAAAGATAAGGCGCTAAATGAGCTATATCCTTGGCTTACTCGTGAATTGGTAGCTAGTTCGTGTCCTAGTTTAGTTTATTCAAATACTACTTGGTTAGATAAGACCGAACAGTAAATACAAATGCCTACATACACATACAAATGTTCAAATTGTGAATATGAAAAAGATCGTGTTTTAAAAATTTCAGAATACGATATTCCATGCAATGAGCCATGTCCAGAATGTGGTTCAGAAAAAAGTATTAGCAGAGTAATTTATGCGACAGGATTTGGTGATGTTCACCGAATGAAAATGCATAAAATTGATCCAGATTGGCGTGATGTTTTACGCAAGGTGCAGAAAACCACTCCTGGTGCTAATCTGGATCGATCATCGACGTTAGTTCCAATTTAAGAAAGGTAGCTTCTAAGATTTCGGTAGATTCATGGTTACACAGGTTACACAGGTTACACAATAATAACAACATAAAGACTGGAAATATAATGGCACGATCACCCGCGACACCACGTAAAACAACATCAACACAAGTGGATAGAGTAGCAAAAAGATTGACTAAACAACAAGCTGCTCTTGAAAAACAGATGATAAATGACATGAATTTGAAAGTTGTGGCTAATGGGGGTAGGATGCCGAAACTTAGTGATCTTAGGAAATTATCTCCATTGACAGATATGCAAGCGAATATTTTTGATTCTTTTGAGAATGACCCATCTGATGTTTTAGGTCGTGTATTTTTTGGTTCGGCTGCGGTTGGCAAATCTTTTTTGGCAATTTATTTTGGGTTAAAAGAAATTCTTAATCCAGACTCAATTTATAAGAGGCTGATAATTATCAGATCAGCTGTGCCCGGAAGGGCACAGGGTTTCCTTCCCGGTGAAATTGATGCTAAAGAGGAAATTTACGCTGCTCCTTATCATAGTATTTGCGCTGAATTGACAAATAACAAAATGGCGTTTGAAAAGCTATCTGAAGCAGGTTTGATAGAATTTCGGTCAAGTTCATATCTAAGAAGCTTGACCTTTTCGGATTCTTTTATAGTGTGCGACGAAATGCAAAATTTTTCGTGGCAAGAAATTTTCACTGTTATTACTCGACTAGGTAAAAATTCTCAGATCGTTTGTTGTGGTGACGGGCATCAGTGTGACCTAACTACCAACAAATATGATATGTCTGGATTAAGTGCATTTTTAGGTGTTACTTATAAAATGCCTGCATTTAGGCATTTCAAATTTACTCCAGATGATATTTGTAGGTCGGATTTCGTGAAGCAATTTGTGCTTGCGTGTCAATCGGAAGGCATTAATTAGACATTAAATTCTACGATTTTTTCTTCAATAAAATTCAATATATCCTGTGGGTTACATCCAGAAAATGTTTCTGTGTAACCTACTTTTTTATATTCTTGTTCTTCTTGGGGTATTAAAAAATCTGAAAATTTGTCCTTAATGAAGTATTCCATACCAAGTGCAAAAGAACCTTCAAATGCTTTTTCATATAAAATTTCACATTTAGTAATAAAAGCAGGAGAATATCTTTCACTTATAGATTCTTTTGATGTTATGCCGACTTTAATTTGATTGTTTGGCATTTACTACATCTGTTTCTGAATATCTATCGACGAAAGAAAATCTGCTACGTTTTCTGTTGATTTCGTCTTTTTCATCTTGAGGTTTAGAATTTAAATTATCTTGCCATTTATCTTGTCTTGCTTGCCAGATTTTTGTTCCTTCAACTTCTCCGTGTTTCTCAATACATTTTTCTAAAGAGAATGTTGATTGTCTTTCTGATATTTTTCTTATAGCCTCTTCTTCGGTCATGTTATGTCTAGACATCCAATATTCTTTGCACGTTACATTTTTATATGCTCTTTCGTCTTTTGTGGTAGATGAATAATATGCATTTGCGTTGTATTTCTGTCTTGCGGATACTTCTGCGATTGCTTGATCTAATGAATATCCACGAATTGTCCAATAATCTACTGTTAAATTAGAACATTGTTTTGTCTTTTTTAATTCTTCTTCTGATACTGTTTTCATGAAGAATTTAAACGCTAAATCTTTCACAACTTCTGGTAGGTAATTTCTCTTTAACCAGAATTCCTCAAATTCTTTTTTCTTATTTCTGTTTTTATCTTTAGAAGATAGTAGTAATTTATATGTTTCTATTGTTCGGTTGTCTCCGATTTCATCTAAAAATGTTGGTGGATTTGGTAGAAAATGTTTTGTTATTTCTTCATAAAACCCTTTTTGTTTAGCCATAATATACGCTGAGTTATCATTTGTATAAAAATCCTTACTACATTTAAATTTCGATGCTATTTCTTTTAAATTATCAAAAGATAAATCTCGACCTACCGCATGAGTTGATCTTATAATATTTCTTTTTAGTTTTAGTGATATTGCTTTATTTGTAATTTCGTATGCTAATTTGTTGTATAATTTATTTCTTATAAATTTTAATGGAACATCTTGTCCATACAATTCAACTAAAATTTCAATCTCTGCGTCCGACCACTGTGTTCTGGTATTTGTCATTTGATATAAACTCCTAAATATATTGATATACAGGGACAACGGAATTTAAACTCCTTCGCTGAAAAAAGTATCTGACCACTTTTTTCTAACCTGTACTTATATTTAGCATTTTCAATTCTTCACTCTTTTCGCTACGCTTCACAAAAAGCTTGACACTTTCGCAAATTCTGTGTTACAATACATCCATGAACAAAACTCAAGCCCAAATCTCCGAAATTCTCTACAATCTTGACCCTATGAACACAGGGTGTGTGGAGAATTCTATGTTAGACGAATACGATGCTGAAGCAGAGGGAATCGCACACTATCTTGAAAAAGGTCATCCTCTGAAGTATGCTATTGTTTTAGTTTTTGAGTATAATTTTTGGATAGGTTGTCTCAATGATCACCAAATCGAAGCAATCATGAAAGAAATGACTTCAATAAACAACGAAGAAATTTAAATCTTCTGACTAAAATTTTTGACGAAGTTGATCCAATCTCGATTGCCAATGAAAATCAATCCGAATATAGGAATCTAGCTGGTTTCACTGTCTGTAATTACGATGATAATCCTGAAGCTGGAATTATTTCTGCGATAAATAAATCAATTGTCGAGTTATTCGATGTTGATTTTATTTTAACCGAAGAAGAAGAAAAGCTGATATGTCAAAAACTTATAGGGAACTTATTGAATCGCTAAATTCCAAGAAATATGGGGATTGGGATTTTGTAAATACTAAACACGGCAAAGAACGTGATGGCGAAAGATCATCAGATGTTTCTGATTCTGATTGGGATGATCACATTCAAAAAATAATCAAAAAAGTTGCTGGAACTAAACACGGCTCTGAAAAAGGTGGTCGAGAAATTATGTTTCATCAGGCTAAGAAACGATTAGCGACTGTTATGAATGTTGATCAACAAGCTAAACAACTTCGATGTATTACAGTTATGCCAAAGAAAGATAATCCGATACCAAAAGCAGGCACTAAAAAAGTTATGGTTGAGGATTATTCTCATTTGGAATGTATCGAAATCTAAATAGGAGCAGCATGGTAACATCATTACAATTAAAAAAGATTTGTCCAAACATGAGGAACCCCGATCTTTGGGTTCCTTTACTCAATTCTGCATTTGAATTAAATGAATTTTCGTCTGTCGATCAGGCTATGTTTATTGCTCAATGTGCTCACGAATCTGGCGAATTTAATACACTTTCTGAAAATTTGAATTATTCTGCCGAAAGGCTTTTGGTAATTTTTCCAAAATATTTCAAAGCAGATACTGTCCAAAAGTTCAACAGAAACCCACAGGCTATCGCTAATACAGTGTATGCTAATAGGATGGGTAATGGCGATTTTGCGTCTGGTGATGGGTTTAAATATGCAGGTCGTGGCCTAATTATGCTTACTGGTAAAGACGCTTACCGTAAATTTAGTATCGATACTTATGGTGACGAAAAAATTCTACTAAACAATCCAGAAACTCTCAGAGAACCAGCAATTGCAATTAAAAGTGCTATGTGGTTTTGGAAAAAAAATCACATCAAATCTTGTGGGTCTGTTGTTACGTGTGCAACCAAAAAAATTAACGGTGGGCTTAACGGTATTTCTTCTAGAGTAGAATATTTTAATAAGGCAATGCAAATTTTATAGGAGTTTATTATGTATGTTTTGAAATCTCCAAATGGAGAAGAGACTCCGTTCTTTATAGAATCTTGTGCCGAATTGTTTAAAATTTGCTATGGCGGTTCTGTCATCTTTATTGAAAATTATAACATGTTACATTGACTCATAAATAGTTATGTGTAAGTACAATACTATTTTATGAGGGACATGCAACATGCTGATAAATTTAAACGATAAGAGTTTTGGTAAGAAAAATCCACAGCAATCTTTTTATTTGTTGTTTTCAGAAATTGATGATGGGGTTTCTAAAGACGTATGTGGTTGGATTTTATCTGAGAATTTTTCTGACCAAGATGAAAAACCAGAAGTTTTGAATTTATTCGTCAACAGCCCAGGCGGTAATTTACACGATGCTATGGCAATCATAGCAGTGATGCGAGGCTCACAGATACCTGTGCGAACAGTAGCATTAGGCATGGTAGCATCTGCTGGTTTGATGATTTCTATGGCTGGTACAAAAGGACATCGTTGTATGGTAGAAAGCTGTAGTGTTATGAGTCATAGCTGGTCTGGATTTGCCCAAGGCAGTAGCCACGAATTAATGAATTTGACCAAAGAGCATAATTTGACGACTGAGCGTATGCGGGATCACTACAGACTTTGTACTGGCCTCAGTGACGACCAGATTGCAAAGTGTTTGCTGCCAGCTAAAGATGTCTATTTGACACCAAAAGAAGCTCTAAAATACGGAATCTGTGATACAATTACAAAATTGAAATAAACTAATTTTTTATTATGAAGGCTACGCATGGCATATGATTCTCAGGTGATGTTAGATATTGAAACACTCAGCACAAAAAATAATGCTGTTATTGTTTCAATCGGCGCATGTAAATTTGCTGCTGAAAAGGGTGTCATCTTAGACACTTTCAAAGTCAATGTTGATCCAAGGGACTGTAAAAAACTTGGGCTGCACGTCAGTAAATCCACTATGGAATTTTGGGCAAAACAATCACCTGAAGCACGAAAATGTTGGCAGATCGACCCTAAACCATTGAAAGAAGCGTTAGAATCTTTTAGTGATTGGTATGGCACAAAATCAATAAACACCTACTCAAAAGGCACGGTGTTCGATATAGGCATTCTTGAAAACGCATATTCTGTGGTAGGTCTAAATCCACCTTGGAAACCATTTCAGATTTGTGATTATCGGACAATTCTCACAATTCTTAGGTTGGATGACAAATCATCTAAAAACGTTGGCACAACATATCATGATGCATTGGACGATGCTGTTAATCAAGCAGAATTCTTGATGCCTTTATTGCAAGCATTCGCAGACTACGAAGACTTTTGATGATAAATCTCACATACATGTGATATAATCGAGACTCTTTTATAGGAGTCTATCATGTGTGTAATTGTTTACTCTGGCGAATCAATCATTGAACAAGTTATTTGCTTGTCTCAAGAGCAATTGGTAAAAATAGCTTATTACTGGACAGAAGAGGGCTTCAAAATTAAAATTGTTGACTCTCTCGTATAAATCAAAAATATGATAAAACTAAATCCTATACCAAGGCAGCAAGATGTTGTCTTTAAAAATGGAGCATTTGTTGAAAAGCCAAATAAAAAATTTGTTAAGCTTTTGGTTGCTTCCATTGTGACTATTTTATTTTCCTGCTCTTATCACCCGGCTACTTTGCCAGAAATGGTTGTTGAAAAAGTTCCTGTTAAAACCGTAGAAAATAAAATTGGTGAATATATCTCTAAGCAAAATAAGACAATTCCAGTCTCCGATGTTGAGCAAATTGCTACATCCATTGTAAAATGGTCAGATCATTTTAAAGTTGATCCTAAGCTTTTGGTTGCTGTCGCCCAAGTCGAATCTGGATTTAATAAATTCAGTATTAGCTCTGGTGGTGCTTTGGGTGTTATGCAGATGATACCATCTTGGCATCTTGATAAACTAAAGGTGGCAACAAAAGAACTTGGTTCGCCTGAGTTGTTTGATCCAAACGTAAACATTTATGTTGGGGCTTGGATTCTGAAAGACTGCATGAAAAAATTTAACTCACAGGTTAATGCGCTTCGTTGCTATTCTGGTAGTAACGCAGTTCCTAACGGGTATGAAGATAAAGTTAAGGCAGCAGTAACATCTGTTTCTAGGTTTGTTTCAATTTGAAAGTCGTTTCCATCAATAAAGAGACTGCGGATTATTTTGTTTTGAATAAACATTACACCAAACGCGCTTCTATATTTTGGAAAGGATTTGGGTTGGTTATTGGAGACAAAATTGATGGCGTCTGTGTGTATGGACAACCATCACCAGCAATCCAGTCTCATGCATTCGCTGGTCGTGATTTTAGACTTTATGAATTGTCAAGGTTAGTGATTCAGACTACTCAGAGAAATGCTGCTTCGTTCTTGATAGCAAACTCTCTTAGGATGCTCGAAACGCCTTGTGCAGTGGTGTCATATGCCGACACCGATAAAGGTCACTGTGGCATCGTTTATCAGGCTACAAACTGGCTATATACTGGGTCTACAGTGTCACATGATAAGAAATTTTTGATCGATGGTAAAGTGTGTCACTCAATGACGGTCATGAATAAAAATGGGATTACTGATCCTGTCAGATGGGCTAAAGAAAATGATGTTGAAATGATTGACCAAAAACCAAAACATCGATATTTTTATTTTTGTGGCAATAAGTACGAAAAGAAAATGATGAAGTCGAAATTGGTGTATAATGAGCAACCTTATCCAAAATCGGATAAGACAATGTATGACGCTGGAGCAAATTTAGAAGTTTTTGCTCCAAGTTCTCTTGATGAATTTTTTAGTTAATATGAAGGGCAATTATGAAAATTAGTGTTTTAAAACTTATCAGTGGTGAAGAAGTCCTAGCTAGAGAAAATGAATCTCTAAGTGGTTCGACCTATTCAAAACCAATGATGATTCAGATGATGCAAAGTCAACAGGGAATGGGTATGGGGTTGGTTCCTTGGATTATGTCAGCACCAGATGCAGACGTTGAAATTGATCCAAAGTTTATTGTGTGTAAGGTTGGCGCAAGTAAGCAAGTTGAAGATGCATATTTACAACAAACTTCTGGTATTGATTTGAGTGGTAGGGCGTAAAATGTATAACGTGAATGGACAAGAATACGAAGATTTGCAATCTGCAACCGTAGCAGCAATTAAACATTCTTCTGGTGGAAACCGCAGTCAAATAACTAAACACTTTCATAAAGGTGCTTCTGGTCAAGGTTATGCTGGATTAAGAAGCGTTGTTGCAAGTTTCCATGATGGAAGAGATTTGGATGCATCTGCTGCTGACGAAGATGGTAATCCTGATTTAGAAGTTAGAGCAAAAGCTTTGACTAAATAAATTTTTTAAACGTGAAAGGGTATATTATGCGTAAACAAATTAAAGTTGGGGTTCGTGTTACAATCCCGGTTGGGACATTGGTTCACTCTCAGGCTTCAAAAAGTCATCGGGTTAAGCAATCGGTTGTTACAGTTCGTGAAATGACCACTAAAATGTCTGGTGTTGTTCAGATTTCGTGGAAAAGCCGTGGTTATAAAGCAACAACTTCTTTTAAAAGATAAATAAAGTTAAAAAGTTGTTGCGTGACTCAAAAACTGTGTTACAATACATACATGGAACAAAATGATCGAGTTAGGTTCCAAGAAAAGCAAAAGCAAAATCAAATTTGGTAGTTAAGGTTTATAGCCAGGGCATATTTTCGCTAGCTTGTTGTAACCTCCGTAGTCGGTAGTTAGATGCCGGGCATAGAGGAAACTGAATAGGTGCGGTGCCGTAGATTATAGAGTTAGCGCAGAGTTGCTGTAAAAAGCGTGATAGCCCTGCCTATAAACCTTAAAAATAAGTGTTGATAATACTAAAAACTGTGTTACAATACATACATGGAACAAAATGATCGAGTTAGGTTCCAAGGATTTAGAAGCTCTTTAAAAGATTAATGTCGCTATAGTTTAATGGTTAGAACCACAGGTTTTCATCCTGTAGATGGGGTTTCGATTACCCCTAGCGACTCAAAATTATGATATTCCTGAGACAATAGCGCGAATATATCAGGGGTCATAATTTGGGGGCGTAGTGATAGAGGGCTACACGCTGGTTTTGCAATCCAGAGATTGGGGATCGTTACCCCACGCTTCCACCAAAATTATTCTCAAAATTATTCTCGTGTTTAGCGGGGCTAGCGCAAGCTCTTGCCAATGATTAGATAACGTGTTATGCAATGAACACCACGAGAGCCAAGATACTAAGACAATACAGACTACTATGAGTAGATGAAAACCGAGCCGGAAGATGTTCCGGTCTTCACAGTGCGTGTGGACACAATGAGAAACGTAAGGTGACGATGCGAGAGTAAGTCGGTCCAGTAGGGGTAGGAAATGTGTTGTTAGCGGAAAGAGTTGCTAGAACGACAAAAGTTATGTAGAAAGCCCGGATGTAAAAATCCCATGACACTACTACGATAACGCCGTGCAATCGTTCAAGAATTAAATGTCGCATTAGACTTCTAGTGAGGTAGAGTGTGCCCGCAATATGGAAATGTCGAGTGCCAATTAAAAGAACTCACTTCTGCCGAACCTGTAAGTAACACGTGACGATACTATCCGTGTGGCATGGTTCTTAGTTATCATATTCAAATTCATTGCTGAAGTTGGTTCAGTTAGACAGGGATATCCAATTGCCTATGTCGTTAGTGAATTTGAATATGATATTCCTGAGACAATAGCGCGACGATAGCACAGCGATAAAACACCGGGTGACAATAGCATTAGTAGCAACGATATCAGGTATCATACCACCAATTTTCAAAGGCAGTGACGCATGTTTAATAATTATTGGGGAACTACTGAAAGTCCAAGTTTGGATTTTATTAACTTTCTCGTTAGTGTAGCTCAAGGTGATGAAGATTTTCTAGATTACATCTATGGAGAAGGTCAGTGAGATGCTGATGTTGGTTATAAACTACACTATTTAAAAACAGTTGTTGTCCATTGTAAAAGTGTGATACAATTCAGTCTTCAACAAAACGGAACCTTTCATGAAAAATCTATCTAAATTCGTTGACGTTCTTTCTAAGGGTGAGTATTCACCACAAGAGGTTTGCTTGCAATTAGCAAAGACTGACCCTGAGTTGTTTCTTCAGTTGGTCGAATTGACAAATATTAAACGTCAAGATTTGCCTATGTGGGTTAAGCCAGTGACACATGAAATTCGATATGTCGGATTTATCCAATCAATTAAGTTGCTTCGTCAGCATACTGGTCTTGGTCTTAAAGAAGCAAAAGAAACCGTTGAAAATCTGATCAATTACAGACTCCATGTTTTGGGTGAGCGTTCTCATTATGATGTTTCGCATAAATCAAACAATGAACTTAGTCAAGATTGTGCTAAAATCTTTGATGTTGTGTGTGAAGGATTTGCTAGGTATTAACATGAAATTCTTTACTGAGTTAAAATCAAAGTTTTTCGGTAAAAAAGATAAGAAAATTGCATTTTTGGATGGCGATCAAAACATTCCTTCGATGCTATCTGCTTATGATATGTATTTGAAAGGCATCGAAACTCACCTAGTGCGGGTAGCAAGTTCAAAAAATAGCGAACCAAAGATTTTGCGTAAACTTGATGCCAACATCAATAAAATTTATTTGATGGACTACACAGTCGGTAAAGAAATTACTGACAAGTTTATCGGTGCATATATTCAAAAGGCAGTGGACGATGGTTACACTCATATTACGGTCGTATCAAGCGATTATGATTTTATTGACATTTTCAAAATGGCAGTTATATTAAATCCTGCTGCAATCGATGTATCGTTTCGTATGATTGTGCCAGATGCTCAGGGTCGGCTAGCTGATGTAGATTCTAAAGTAATGAACATTGAAATTGTAAAGATGAAAGATGAAAGATGAATAACCTAATCAAAGAGTTGTTAGAAAAATCTGCTGTGTATGATGATGCCAGTGGGTATTTTATTAAAACCGATCAAGAAAAATTTGCAAAGTTAATTGTTGAAGAATGTGCTTCTCAATTGTGCTGTGAAAAATTTGTAAATTCCACGGACAAAAATAAAGTAATGGTAGGCCAAGCAGTTATTCTTAATTATTTTGGTCTTTAATAGTAGTATGAAAATATTTTGGATGAGTTGCGCAGAGTGTTCTATGACACAACCAATGCAGCCTTGTGAGGCTTGCCCTAATAGGAAGGGCCAAGGATTATGAACGAACGAATTCAGGAACTTTAATATGTCTCCATATAAACAAATGCAAGTTATTAGTTATTGCAGGGGGTTAGTTGGGAGTATGTTCGCAGACTTCCATGATGATAATATGAAAGGTAGTAATTTTACATGGGAAAACTTTCCAAATATGATGGCAAGTTTAGCATCTGCTAATGTTAGTTGTGTTATTCGTACAAATAAAAATACGAAAAAAGATATTGAAACTTTTGCCACTA